GCCCGACAACTCCCACGACGACCTCGGGGCGCGGGGCCGCAGTGACCACCTGCAGCTTGTCTAGCCGTCGCGGCAGCGACGGCGCTTGAGCCGCGACGATGGTCGCCACCGAAAATCTCGCAACAGACGGCTTGGCTATCGTCGAGAAGTATGAGGCCTTCGTGCACTATCTCTATCCGATCCTGCAAACGAGCCCGCGCAAACACGGCGTTCTTCGCGACCGCGTGTTGCACGATCTGTTCGAGCCGGTCGGCGGCCTCTATCACGCCGCGCGGTCGCGGCAGGTGTCACGGCTGCATGCCGTCGATGCTGAGTTCGCGACCCTGCGGGCCTATCTGCGCTTCCTCTACGCCTTCCGGATCATCGGCCCGCAGCAGCACAAGACGGCGCTCGCGCTTCTTGGCGAAGCGGGGAAGATGCTCGGCGCGTGGCAGAAGAAGCTTGAGCGATCCCGTTCGGACGCGCCAACGCGTCCGATAGGGCAAGCGGGGAAATGATGCCGCGCGCCTCCGTCTTCGGCGGGTCCTGGATGAACGACGGCAACGCCGGCTCGCGCTACGCGAACGTCGCGTACAACTGGCCCGACAACTCCAACGACGACCTCGGGGCGCGGGGCCGCAGTGACGACCGGTTCATGGCTCGGCGGCGATTACGGTCCCGCCGGTCGACCATGCTCGATCAAGGTCGGTGGTCAGCCCGCCTGTCCTGCTTCGGCGAACACACTTCACGGTCCGGCAGAGCGGGGCGTAGCGGGGCGGGCGCGCGCTCGATCCCGTCGAGACCCGCGGCCGGCTTCCTCTTTTCCGTTGCGTATCGGGTGCGCGTCATGGGTAAGCGTTATCGAAATCTGATCGGCCAGATCACCTCGCCGGCGACGATGCAAAAGGCCTATCGCCTGACATCGCGCGGCAAGCGCCTGACGGCCGGTTTTCTCACCTTCAAGGAATACGATGTCGTCAATCTTGGCGATCTCGCCGACGACATGGCGAACGGCGCCTATGAGCCGGGAACCCCGAACGAATTCTACGTCTACGATCCCAAGCGCCGGTTGATCTCGGCATTGCCGTTCCGCGATCGCGTCGCGCAGCAAGCGCTCTGCCTTGTCATCGCGCCGATCTTCGATCGCGCATTGTTGCCGCGCTGCTTCGCCTGCCGTCCCGGCAAGGGCACGCATGCCGGCGCGATCGCGCTGCAAAGCGATCTGCGGCGGCTGGGCCGGTCCGGACCGGTCTATTTCCTCAAGACCGATTTTTCCGCCTACTTCGCGTCGATCGAGCGCGCGACGCTATGGCGCCTGATCGAGGCGAAGATCAGCTGCCGTGCCACGCTGCGGCTGATCGAAGCCATGGTGCCGCGCCATGGCATCGGCCTGCCGATCGGCAGCCTCACATCCCAGATCTTCGCCAATCTCTATGCCGGCGCCACGCTCGACCGTCACCTGCAGCAGACGCTGGGCGAGGATTACTGGTTTCGCTACATGGACGATCTCGTGGTGCTCAGCCACTCGTCCGAGCATCTGCGCCGCGTGAAGGAGAGCATCGAGGCGTTCTCGCGCGACGAGCTGTCCTTGCGATTCTCGAAATGGTCGATCGCGCCCGCTCGCCGCGGCATCAACTTCCTCGGCTATCGCATCTGGAAAACCCACAAGCTCCTGCGCCGTGACAGCGTCATCCGCGCGCGGCGGAAGATCGCGGCCTATCGGGCTAACGGCGATCACGAACGGTTGCGAAAATTCCTCGCCGCCTGGTTCGGCCACGCGCGCTTCGCCGATAGCGCCAATCTGATCCGCAGTCTCGGGTTGCTGTTGACGCCGGCCGAGGGCGAGACGGGAGGGCCGAATGGCTGATCTTTTCGCCGGCACCTTGCCCGAAACGCCGCCCCTGGGTGCGCCGCTGCCGCTCGCTGTCCCGGTCGGCTTGGCGCCCGCGAGGCTCGAATGGTCGCCGCAGCAGGAAGCGGCGCTCAAGTCCGTGTCGGAATGGTTCAAGGCCGCGGGCGGGGGCCAGGTGTTCAAGGTGTTCGGCTATGCCGGCACCGGCAAGACGACACTCGCGATCGAGATCGCGAAGCTGATCGGCGGGGAGGAATTTACCGGCAAGGTTCTGTTCGCCGCCTTCACCGGCAAGGCCGCGCTGGTCATGCAATCGAAGGGCTGCCACGACGCGAGCACGATCCACAGCCTGATCTACACGCTCGATGAGGACGTCGCCGGCGCACCGAAGTTCATCCTCAATGAGGCCAGCAAGCTCGCCGATGCGACGCTGCTCATCGTGGACGAATGCTCGATGGTCGGCGCCGAGCTCGCGCAGGATCTGTTGAGCTTCGGCGTGAAGGTGCTGGTGCTCGGCGATCCGGCGCAGCTCCCGCCCGTCCAGGACGTCGGCTTCTTCACCGTCGGCGAGCCCGACGTGATGCTCACCGAGGTTCACCGCCAGGCCCGCGACAACCCGATCATCCGGCTTTCGATGGACATCCGCGCCGGAAAGCCGATCCCGCTCGGCGACTTCGGTGCATGCCGCGTCATCGAGCGCGCGGCACTCAAGGACGATCCGATGGCGGTGCTGCGCGCCGATCAGGTGCTCGTTGGCCTCAACAAAACGCGCGTCACCTACAACGGCCGAATCCGGGTGATGAAGAACATTCGCAAGCCGACGCCCGAAGTCGATGAAAAGCTCGTCTGCCTCAAGAACGATCGGCAGCGCGGCCTGTTCAACGGCGGCATCTGGCGCGTCGACAGGGTCCGCAAGGCGAACGCCGCGGCGGTCCGCCTCGTTCTCAGGCCGGAAGATGCGGGCGCGGTCGCGCGCAAGATCGAAGTGAAGGTCCATCCGTTCTTCTTCGAGGGTCGCGAGAGCGAGCTTGAGTGGGAGGAGCTGAGAAAATTCCAGCAGTTCACATTCGGCTACGCGCTCACCGTGCACAAGTCGCAGGGCTCGCAGTGGAACAACGTGATGCTGTTCAACGAGAGCGCATCATTCGGTCCCGATCGCGCGCGCTGGCTCTATACCGGCGTCACCCGCGCGGCCGAGCGATTGACGGTGGTGGTGTGATGGCCGTCGCCCCTATCGCACAGCAGATCGACGAAGTGACGCGCGAGCTGAGCCTGCGGCAGGTCACGCATCCGGGCAAGGTACGCTCCGGCCAGATCAGCAAGGCCGTGTCGGAGGCGCAAATCGAGCGGATGGAAAGCGCGCTGCGCACGCTGCGGTTCGTGCGCGACAACGAGGCGGCGATCCGGGAAAAGATCGGGGCGCTGCCATGGCGATAGATTTGTTCGGCTTCGCCGTCCCCGATCGCGCGCTCACGCCGAAGGAGCGCCGCAAGCTCACCGGCCGCTCGAATAGGCAGCCGAACGGCTATGCGTGGAAGCCGGGCTCCGGTCCTCAGGGCGAGACCTGTAAATCCTGCAGGCACATCGTCCGCGTGCAGAGCGATGGCGGCCACACGTTCCGCAAGTGCGCATTGATGGAGGCGCATTGGACGCGCGGGCCGGGCAGCGACATCAAGGCGAGCGCGCCCGCCTGCCGGCATTGGGAGAAGCCGGAGTGACCGCCCGCGCCCACATCAGCTTCAAGACCAAATACGCCTGCGCGCTCCTCGCCCTCGGCGACGTCCCCTATGACGACGCCAAATTGATGCACGAGGACCAGATCATCTCGCTCTACCACGTCGACCACGGCATCCTGCACGCCGTCGAGGTCAATAATGCGTTCTGGAATTTAACGCCGCGATTGATCGCGCCGCACCGCAAGAAAAGCCGCGCCGACACGTCTTCGGTCGCGAAGATGAAGCGGCTCACGGAAGACCAAGTCGAATTCGTCCGCAAGGTGCTTTCGCGCCCCTGTGGCGGAAAGCGCGAGCGCAAATCGAGGATCCCGAGCCGGCCGTTCCAGAAGCGGGTGAAGAAGATGGGGCGACAAAGTGAAAAATAAACTGGCGGACCTCAACGATCACTTGTTCGCGCAGATTGAGCGGCTGGCGGACGAAGACCTGACGACCGAGCAACTCGACGCCGAGGTCAAGCGCGGAGGCGCAATCGTCGCCGTCGCGGATCGCATCCTGCACCACGCCAGCCTGCAGGTTCAGGCCGCGAAGATTTCCGCGGAAACCGGCGACGTCGATGCGTCGCGGTTTCTGCCGGAACTCGGAACGACGAAGGCAACCCGTGCCATTGAAGGGCCGAAGAAATGACGCGGGCGCGGCGCATTCCATACAGCCCGGCTGAAATGCGTTGGCTGGAGGAAAACCGGCTGATGGTCATCAGCGACTATCATCGTGGGTTCGTCGCCGCGTTCGGCAGGGCCGACGTGACCGCCGCGCACCTTCACGGCCTGCGCAAGCGGCTCGGCTGGAAGGTCGGCCCGGAACTCGCCCGCGTGCGAATGCTCGGGCGGCACACCAAGTATTCCGCGGCCGAGGTCGGGTGGCTCCGCGACAACTGCACGGTGGTGATCGGGGAGTATCATCGAACATTTTGTGAGCGGTTCAACCGGAACGACGTGACCAAGAGCGGTCTGAACGGCTTTCGCAAGAAACAAAAGTGGAAGACGGGGCGAGACGGGCACTTCAACAAAGGCGCCGTCCCTTGGAGCAAGGGCAAGAAGCTGCCCTTCAACGTGAACAGCGCTCAAACGCAGTTCAAGACGGGCCAGCTAGCGCACAACACGAAGTTCGCCGGCCACGAGCGCGTCAACTCGCAAGGCTATGTCGAGATCAGCGTCAACGAGACCAACCCTCACACGGGTTTCGAGCGCCGCTACGTTCACAAACACCGTTGGCTTTGGGAACAGGCGCACGGGCCGGTGCCTGACGGCATGGTGCTGAAATGCCTTGGCGACAAGCTCAACACCGATCCGTCGAACTGGGAGCTCGTTCCGCGCGGCCTGTTGCCGCGCCTCAACGGCAAGTCCGGCCGCCGATACGACAAAGCGCCGGACGATCTCAAGCCGACGATCATGGCCGTGGCCAAGCTCGAGCATCGGCTTCGTGAAAAGAAGCGCGGCACAACACGGCCCGGGAGCACGCCATGAAAGTGATCCACGGACCAACCAACACCGCCGCCGTCGGCACCTTCCGCGAACAAGGCGCGCAAGCATTCGCCGAGGGGAAGAAGCCCGCCGACTGTCCGCTCAAGGAAAAATCGCGCGCCCGCGCGATCTGGATGCAGGGATTTCACGACGCGCGTGAGGCAGCGGTTTCGGAGGCAGAGGCGTCATGATCGACCGGCAGCACGGCAAGCTCCTCTTCGCCTGCGACGGCGCAACCTGCGACGCCGAATTCGGTCTCCCGGACGAGGGCAACTTCGAACTGGTCTGGAGCGCCGCCAAGCGCGACGGCTGGAAGGCCCGCAAGATCGTGGGCGAGTGGATGCATTTTTGTCCGGACTGCGAGCCGTAGGAGCCTGTGAACAATGGCCTCAACCCAGCTACGAATCGAGCCCGAGCGGATCAATATGGCCGCGGCTTTGCCGATCATCGGCAAGGGCCGCCGCGTGGCGCAGCAGATGGCGGAGGCCGGCGAAATCCCGGGCGCGATCAAGATCCGGGGCGAGTGGACGTTCGATCTGGGCAAGCTGCGCGCCTGGCTGCGCGAACTGGAGAACGAGCAATGTCAGACGCGAAAAGTCGTCGCAGGGGCAAGCCCCCGCGAAAGGCTCCGACCAACACCCAATGGGTCTGGCGCGCCAAGGACGGCTGGACGCTCGAAGGTCGCGTCCGCGTCGCCGGACGACTCCGCCGCTGGTCGCTACGAACGGGCGATGTCGAAACTGCTCGCGATCGGGTCAAAGAAGACATCGCGCGGCTGAAGGCTGCGACCTATGGCGGAGCGCGTGCAACTTACGAGGATATTGCGGCGCGCTGGGCGGAGAATTGGGTCGTGCACGCGGTCGGACCGAACACGGCGCGGCGCTACGCCGTCTCACTCAGGCAATTGGAGCCGCATTTGCGCTCTCTCCACGTCGACGAGATCGACAGCGCCAAGATTGCCGAAATCGTTGGCGTGCGCCGCGACGCAGGCGCCGGCACGGCAACGATCCGCCGCGATCTGACCGCGCTCTCCAGCGTGCTCGAATTCGCGATCGGCGAAGGCGTGCGCAAGGAAAACGACAATCCGGCTCTCTACCGTCTCAAGCGCCTGAAGGAGCGCCGCGACCCGATCGTGCTGCCCGACCATTCGCTGATCGAACGCGTGATGGCTGCGGCGTCCCCATCCCTGGCTCCGCTCATCAGGGTCGCGCTGGCGACCGGGTGTCGATTGAACGAGCTGGTGACGGCCGAGCGCAAGGCGGTCGACCATGCCCGCCGGCAACTCACTCTGCGCGGCAAGGGCAACAAGGTGCGCGTCATCGACCTGGACTTCGGCGGCGCGTACGAGACGGTCCGCGCCATTCCGCCCAAGCTCGGGTGCAAATGGCTGTTCTGGCATGAGGCCGGCGGGTCCAGGCGCGGCAGGCGCAAGCTGCACCCTGGCGTCCAGACGGTCGCGCAGCCCTACAGCGGGGTTTCTGGCGCGTTCCACACGCTGGTGCGCCGTGTCATCGCGCAGGAGGTGAAGGCAGCGAAGCTGGCGGGTGTGCCAGCGCCCGATCTGCTCCCCTTCCGCTTCCACGATTTGCGCCACCGTCATGCGGTCGACTGGCTACAGGCCGGCGGCTCGATCTATGACCTGCAGAAGCGGCTCGGCCACACCAGCGTGAAGACGACGGAGATCTATCTCGACTTCGTGCCGTCGGAAGAAGAGCGAAAAGCCAAGTACGGGGAGTCGCGGAAAGAGTCGCAGGGTCAACGGTTCGGCGCGGGACAGAAGGATTTAAGCGCATGATGACTCAGGGGAAAGTGTCGACGTGCGTGAGAAAGGATTCGCGGTCTGCAAAACCGTTTACGCCGGTTCAATTCCGGCCGTGGCCTCCACTTACCTTTCAAAGATATAGCGGGTTTACGGGAATTTCTTGCCCGGCCCGGGGGTACGAATCTAGCGAATCCCGCGAATCTAAGGTCGATTTGCGAGGTCGCAGAAGTGGTCGCATGTCGGGATGCGCCCTTCCCGCTGTGACTCAGCGTCAAGTAGAAGACGCCGCGGGCGACCGCCGCCCCGCTCCTCCCCGTGAAGCCACCGCCGCCAAGGGCTGCTCGCCCTCGGGACTGGTCGCGAAAGTGGTCGCATCGGCAGGTGCGGCATGAGCGCGCCCCGCCACCTTCGCGGCTCGACGCTGCACTGCCCGAAATGCGCCAGCAGCAAGATCGCCTACGATCCGGCGCTCCGCTTCAAGGGCTTCGGGCCGGGGCTCGGTACCTGCCAGAACTGCAAAACGCTATACGAGCCGTTCCTTCCAGAGCACCTGTGGGACACGGGCGACCCGCACGGCTCGTTCAAGGACCCGTGCAACAACTGCGCGTTGCGGCCAGGCTCGCCCGAAAAAGCCGATCCCGCCAAATGGCGCGAGCTGATCGGCGAGCTCAAGCAGGGACAGGCGTTCTACTGCCATAAGGGCACGCCGATCGAGCCGGACGCCGAACACGGCTTTGCCTACCCGCAAAAAACCGTGTCGATCGAGCTTGGCGACCTCAAGACCGAGACGACGGTCAGTGACCGCTCCAAGCTGCGCCTGTGCCGCGGCTTTCTCAATGCGGTCGGGAAGCTCCACCGCGGGCTGGAAGACGGGAGGCCGCCTAAATGACCACCCTCCCCGTCAACGACAATAATAGAGACACCAGCGAAGCCCGCTGCGCGTCCATGCAGCATCGCCTCGATCGCGCCTGCAGGGGCCACACCAACGAAACCGGCGACGACATGTGGGGCTTCACCGTCGACGCGGTGATCTATCTCTCCCAATGGCTTGGATTGAGCCAGCCGGAACTGGCGCGGGAATTCTTCCTGGCTCTCGCCGACCAGGTCATCGCGCCGAACAGCCCGGAGCTCGGGATCGCGAATGCCCGCGTGATCGAAGCGCAGATCGCCTTGCTGAAGGGCCTGCGGGATCGGAAGGCGTCGTGACGCACAATCCCATTCCGACCGCCGCGCTCGATGACCGGCTCGCGTTCATCGGAACGTCGGGTTCGGGCAAGACATTCGCAGCGAAAGGTCGCGTCGAGCTGCTGCTGCACAAAAAACACCGGGTGGTGGTCGTCGATCCGCTCGATGTCTGGTTCGGATTGCGGCTTGGCTCTGACGGCAAGCCTGGCGGCGGGTTTAGCGTCGCGATCCTCGGCGGCAAGCACGCCGATCTGCCGATTACCGAGCATTCCGGTGCACTGATCGGCGAAGCGGTCGCGCGATCGCCGGATAGCTGCATCGTGTCGTTGACCGGCTTGCGCACGAGCGCCGCGCGCCAGCGGTTCATGCTCGCGTTCCTCGACGCGCTCTATGAGCGCACCGATCCGGACGCGCGGGATCCGTATCACGTCGTTTTCGACGAGGCCGATCTGTGGGCGCCGCAGAAGCCCATGGGGAACGAGGCGATGCTGGCGCACCTCATGGAAGAAATCGTGCGGCGCGGCCGGGTGAAGGGCTTCATCCCGTGGCTGATCACCCAGCGCCCGGCGGTGCTCAACAAGAACGTCCTTTCGCAGGCGGACGGCCTGATCGCGCTCAAGCTCACCTCGTCGCAGGATCGCGATGCGATCGGCGCCTGGATCGAAGGGCAAGCCGACCGGCAGCAGGGAAAGGCCATCCTGGCGTCGCTGCCGACGCTCAAGCAGGGCGAAGGCGTGGTGTGGATCCCGGGGCGCGGCATTCTTTCGACCGAGACGTTCCCGCAGAACATCACCTTCGATAGCTCGCGCACGCCGAAGCGGGGCGAGAAGAAGCGCAACACCGTCCTGAAGCCGCTCGACCTCGCCGGGCTCAAGGACAAGCTCGCGACCGTCGAGGCCGAAACCAAGGCGAATGATCCGAAGGCGCTGAAGGCCCAGATCGCGGACCTGCAGCATCAGCTCCGCGTCCGACCGGCCGAGACCAAGACCGTCGAGGTCAAGGTCGCCGACGAACGGGCCCTGATGCGCGCCAAGATCGAAGGCTACGCCGATGCGATGAAGACCGCGCACGGCATGATGGGCGGCATCCGCGAAAAGATCGCGCCGCTCGAGCAGCAGCTCGCCGCCCTCAAGGCCGACGTGAAAACGATCGAGGGCTGGTCGACGCGCGAGCACAAGAAGCCTCTCCCGAGCCGGCGCGCAACCCCATCGCCGGCGGCGAGCGGCGATGGGACTTTGAGCGGACCGGAACAGAAGATCATCGACGCGATCCGGTGGTGGAATGTGCTCGGCGTCCCCGCTCCGAGCCATCCGCAGGTCGGCTTTATCGCCGGTTATTCGCACAAGTCCGGCACCTGGGCGACATATCTCAGCCGCCTTCGCTCCGCCGGCATCATCGAAGGGCGCGGGGGCCTGGTGCTGACCGAGGCGGGCGTGGCCGCGGTGAACGAACCAGCCTCGCCACCGACCGGCGAGCAGCTGCGTCTGACGGTCCTGTCAAAGCTCGACCGCCCGCTCGTCCGCATCCTTCGGCCGATGCTCGAGCACTACCCGCAAGGCCTGTCACATGCGCAGGTTTCTGAGGCTGCGGGCTATAGCCCCGCATCGGGGACATGGGCGACATATTTGAGCCGGCTGCGATCGCTCGAGCTGATTGACGGGCGCGGCGAACTCAAGGCGCAGAATTGGTTGTTCCCGTAACCGCCGTGATCCACTTTACAAAGGAAGTCCCATGAGCCAGCCCCAAGCAACGCCCTCCCCCGAACCGCAGGAAATCACCGTGCGCATCGACATCAAAGTGCAGATGGGCGCGAACCTCGCCAACCTGACGACGCTGGTCGAAAAGACAAAACCCGTCATCGACAAGGCACGCGAGCTCGGAGAGGTCGAGGCGCACGCGCTGTTTGGACGGCAGAAATGGCCGGTGGTGTGAGGTGCAATGAATGATCGCGACCTGAACCGTCGTGTTGCGTGCCAAAACGAAATGCACGCGCCCCAGATCGAATTAAAATCCTCACAAGGAACTCGATGCGCGCTTGTCACGAGTGGTGACCCCGAGTGCTGCCCAGAAGGTCTTGTGGACGTCAATGATCGATGTTTCGTGTATCTGTCCTTGTTCTAAAACCGGCTCATCCATGAAGGACCACGACCGGCTGAGGTGCGCTTCTGCTTTCACCCCAATCAATCCTACTTGGTAGAAGATGGCCAGAATGCATCTGAGAAAGTCCACCTCAGTGGTTTTGTTGTTCGCAAGGTAGTGCGCCTCACAGCAGCGCTTTATCGCATCCTCATGTTTGTCTTCTAGGATCGATAATGAGAGCTTCTCGCAATCCTCGGTCGATATTTCTTTCGGCGTGAAGGGTGTGACCCGCTTCTCCAAGAGCAGGAGCGCCGCTTTCTGCAAATTCGGATAGTCGCGCCGCCATTCGTCCGCGAGCGATACAAACCGTTGCTGGGAGTAGATCATCTCTGCCTGCTTAAGAAGGCCGACCGTAATTTTGGATTTTCCCTCGGCTTTCGCAAGGCATGCGTTGAGGAAAATGATCGCCTCGCGCGGCCGAAAAAAGGTGCGGTCTAAGATGTACTCCAGGGAGGAGCGTTGGTCGATTTGGTTGCCGGGCAAGATATCGGATAGGCGTACGCCCTCCCGTGTGTATTGTCGCCTGAACATGAAAGTGACCCGGTCATTCAACATCTTTTCAAGCTGTTGCCGTGTCCACTTCATCTCCATGTACAGCGATCGATACTTCTCCTCCTGAAAGCCTGGTTGGGGCGTCTCGCGAAGCACCCGGAAGTGGAGGTCCATGCGCAGCGCTACGATGACCTTCACATATCTCACCCGCTTAAACGTTCGAAGCGCCTCGATAAGCGCCTTAATGAGCTTGAACCGGATGGAGTCGTCCACCCAGTCCTCGTCAAGTCGATCAATCACTACATAGTGCGCTTGCTGAGGATCGGTGAAGATATCTTCAGACAACAGGTTTATGACATCGTGAAGCTCCTTGACCTGAACTCCATTGACCACGCGCGTTCCGTAGCTGTGAACCTCAATTCTCTCCTCTTCGGTGAGTTTGCGTGCGCCCTCCGCACCGAGCGCAATGTACTTCGCATCAATTTTCACCGCGCCCTTGAGGTCTGTCTCAAGCTTCCGGACGAACTCCTTGGTCCGATATTCCGTTTCCTCCCAAAATCGGCTTCCCCAATCGCTAAGGTACTTCAGAGCTTTCGTCTTGGTCTCGTTGCGATCGAACATCTGCCCGATCTTTTTAAGGAAAAAATTTTGTTTCTCTTGATTGGTGATGCCGTACTTCAGTTTCAGCAATTCGACTGTGATTATGTGCCGCCAGAGGAGCGTGTAAAAGACGTCAAGGTGTACGCCTGCCGCTTCAAAGAACTTCAGTACTTGTGAATTGGTGATGTAGTTCAGCGCCAAATCTTCGGGCGACAGGTCAACGGCAAAGGGAGCCTTTAGAACCTGTTTGAGCAACGCGGTCTTACCCGACCCCGTGCGGCCCAATATGAGGCATTTCGGATCGGAACAGTCTTTGAGTATCTGGAGGTCGCCGGTGTCAACAAAACAGTTAGCGAGGTATAGGTCGTCTGACTCCGCGTCGGCGGCACCGACGTCTAGGTTACGCCGGAACACTATCGGATTTGCCATTGCATATTGCCCCAGGAGCCTCTAGATGAGCGTCCGGCATTGGTTCCAGCGCGAAAAAATTTGACGGAACGCAACGAAAATCCAACCTAAGCTTTGTAAGATTGAACTACGGCGAGACTGTTCGCCATGGTTCGTCGAACGCCGGACAGCGACTTTAGCTGCGGATTCGACATCGAAAAACCCCGCCAGCGCGAGTTGGCGGGGTTTTCTTCTATTTTTTCCATTTTGCTGCCTCAGTGCACGCGGCATGCGGGTTGCAGCTTGAGCCTTCTACCCTCGTTCGTAGCGCTGCCGCCCTAGCGGCTTGCCCGTTGGCCGAGTCCAGACCTACCCTCCCGGCATGGGCCGAGAGACCGAACGCGCGTATCTCCAGCGGGCACACGTCAAGGCGTGGTTCGACCATATGGCGGCCGCACCCCAGCGCCGGGCCGACACGCGCTTCGCGGCGCGCGTGCTCGCCCTCTGGGATGCCCGCCGGCGGCGCGGCGCCGAGCCCCTGTTCGTCCCCACGATCGACGGCGCCATCCGAGCCGAGCTGCCGCTGCTCGCCTTCCACTGCCCCGGCTGCCAGGTGCAAGGTGAGGTCGACCTGCGCACGCTCGATCGACACCCTGAGACGCCGATCACCGGATTGATCCCGTCGCTGTCATGCCAGCGTTGTTCTCCCAATCCGCCCTTCGCGCAGCTTGACGGTCTGCGGCCTTCGCACGACGCGCCGCGCTGAAGAAACCAAAAGGACAGCTACAATGTGCGGGCGCTATTCCTCCGACCTCAAATGGTCGGACGTCGCGAAGCTCTACGATCTCGCGATGGAAGGGCCGCCGCCCTGGAATTTCGAGCCGAACTACAATGTCTGCCCGACACAGATCGTCCCAACCATTGTGCAGCGCGACGGCAAGCGCGCGTTCGAACGTATGCGTTGGGGTATCATTCCGTTTTTTCACAAGAAGACGATCAAGGACTGGAAGGTCGCGACCTTCAACGCGCGCACAGAGACGATCGAGGTGAAGCCGACCTTTCGCGGGATCTGGAAGCGCAACCGCTGCCTGATGCCCGTGTCGGGCTATTACGAATGGCACCACATGCCGGGCGCCAAGAAGGGCACTCCGCCGCAGCCCTATTACTTCACGGCGCGTGACGGCACGCCAATCCTGACGATCGCCGGCATTTGGGACCGCTGGAACGATCCGGACAACGAAGGCAAGGAGCTGCATTCGTGCGCAATGGTCATCGCCGAGCCGAACGCGTTCGTCGCCGAGGTGCACGACCGTATGCCGGTGCTGCTGCGGCCCGACCAGTTCGGTGCCTGGCTCGATGGGTCGGCTGGCAAGGAGATGTTGGTGCCGGCGGCGGAGGACATGCTGCGGAAATGGCCAGTATCGCAGCGAGTGAACAGTTCGCGCGCGAGCGGCGACGATCCGGAGCTTATCCAGCCGATCGAGTTAGCCGCCTGATGTCCCGCCCGCCAAATGACGCCGAGCAAGGCAAGTCTCGTCCGCGGGGCGAGATGAGCCACGTCCCTCCGTCCTATGGCCCCGAACTCCCCTTCGAACGAATCGCTATCAATGGCGGCGCGCTCTGTATCGAGTGCAAGGCTTGCGGACGCCGTAGTGCTCTCACCAGTGATGATTGCGAGCACATCCGACGCGGCAACAAGACGCTGGTCAATACCATGAAGTTCAGGTGCGGTCGGCACGGATGCGGTTCGACGGACGTTCGGCTCTACAACGCCCATACGATGGAGGAAGCCGACATGTTCATGGTCGGCGATCGGATGCCCGAAGGCCGTGAAATTGAGGAACCGCCACCCCCAACTAACGTTTGAATCCGTCGGTAGCGTGGAGTTGAGTGATGGCGGAGCACAGTGCGGCAGACGAAGCGATGCGCCAGGGCAACCGCGACGCCTGGACGGCGTTGCGCATGGTGCGCGAGGCGGTCGAAACCTACATGCCGCCGGGCGCCCTGCCCGACCGCGAATACACCGGCCTCTCGATCCTCGACGAAGGCGAAGCGCTGGCGAAGGCGATTGCCATCATTGGCACGCGCACCAATGCCTAGCTTCTGGATCGTCCACACCCGCAACGGCGCGCCGGCCGTCTTCATTCAGGACGCGGCCTCATTGGTCTACGCAAGGCTTGCGGCGGCGAAGGCTGGATTCGACGGCACGTTCGTCGAAGGACACGAGCTGGATGCGAAGACGGCGAAGAAAATCCCGAAACAGATGATCGGCCGGGTGCTTTTACAAAAAGAAGCGGCTGCGCTGCTGAAGCGCATGGCCTGAAACGCAAAAAGCGCCCGCCCCGGCCATGAGGCCAGGGCGGGGCAGTCGGGCGGCTCAGACAGGGATCGAGCAGCCTAAACGAAACTCAGGGATCGTCGGTGAAACCCTCCGGCAGCGGCGGCAGCGGAACGCTCTGACCGGCGAGCACGTGCATGCTGTCTCCGCAAAAATTCAACACGCCATTGGTCAGAATGTAGTGGCAGACGAATTTGGTCCGCTCACCGACCCCGATGCCCGCTTCGGTGTAGCTCTCGTACCGTGTTGATGTCTGCGAGAAGCTCGGCGAGAACGTGGGCCGCTCAAGATCGCCGTTGAAAGACCAGCCGTCCGGCAGCGGGTGCATTTCATTGCAGCCGGGGCACCAATGGAAATATTGTGTCTCGCCGCGACGAAGTTTGCTGCTGACTTGGCTCACGTGCCGCCGCCTTCCTTGAAGCAAAACACGAACTTCCACGCGGTCGCGCACAGATGGCTAAGGCCATCGGGGCTGTCGCGGTTGAGTTCGATCTTGTTCGGTGGAATATCGATCCAGTCGCCGCTTTCCCGGTGGAGCGCCTGCACCTTGCCGCCGTGGTGACGGCTGGGGGTGGCGTAGCAGTCCATCAGGTTGCAGCAGGACACGTCGGGCATGTCCGGACGCTTCCACGTCTCGTAGAACTTGCCCGTGGCGCCGGCGATGGTTTCGGTCGGATGACGGTGTTCCTGAGCGGGCGCGGGCACGATAGATGCCAACACCGCGAGCGCGATCACCACGGCCTCGAACACGAACCCGGCAATGACGCAGCGCCAGGCGAGGCTCATGTTCGCGTCACCGCCGACCATATGAGCGCCAGCAGCTTCGCGGCGAAGGCCGACACGATCCAGCCTAGGAGCCACATGATCACACCGACGACGGCGAGCCCGCCGATGACCTTCCAGCGGGTCACCTGGTAGTTCTTCACGATCGGCTTCATCCAGGCGACGGTGGGACTGAGCGTGCTGAGCGTCGTGTCGATGTTGTCGAGACGCTGCTTGTTCTCGGCATGCCGCTGGTCGGCCACATCCCGATTGTCCTTCATGGTTTGGCCGAGATGCTTCACTTCGGCGGTCAACCCGCCGAGCATGACGCTGATTTCGTCGAGCTTGCCGGCCATGACTATTTCCTCGCCGCTCTCGCGGCATAGTTCGCGTACCGCGCGCGCAGGTCCGCGACGCACCAGGCCTGTGCTCCGATCCTGCCGTTGGCGATTTCCAGCGCGGCCGCGTAGCGGATGATCAGGAGCTCGGCGTCGTCGTCTCGGCGCATCACGGGATGATCCACGGCCCCGGCCAGGCGCTTGCATTCGGCCGGAATAGCGACCGAGAGATCGAGCCGCTCGGTCGATGGCGCCGGCAGCTTACTTTTTAGATCGGCCGAGCAAGCCGTCACGACGGCGGACAAGATCGTCAGAAACGCGGCAAGCCGGAGACGCATTCGGGTGTTCCTTTGCATATTTTGCCACCTCGCCATCGAGGGCGGCGACGCGAGCCTTCTGATCGAGCAGCTGGCGATCGACGCCGGCGCGGACCTGGTCGCCGATCTCTCTGTCACGCGTGACGCGCGAATCCTCGTAGGCGGCCGCGGCGTCGCGCTCGCGCTTCTGCCAGGCCGAATTGTTGAGCGTGATGCGCTGCTCGCACACCGCATGATCGCGGACGCGCGCATGCACATCGGTGCCGATCGCGGTCATGACCAGCGCGCCGGCGATCGCCACGACCTGCCCGAGCGGCGTTGAAAAGAAGCTGATCAGCCCGGTGACGATCTGCCGGCCGGAAAAGATTGCTGTCGCGAGAACGGAGAGCATCAGGACACCGCCCCGGCGTGCACCCCGGAATTGTGATCCGCGACGCGGCGCTGGATGATCCAGTGCGCCAGATAAACGATGCCGATCCCGAACCCGGCGATGAACACGCACACCAAAATGACGCTGGGCGCCGGCATCAAGCTCTGCACGCTGGTGACAATCTCGCGCGCGGTCGAGGCGTGGTCGGTGAGGTCCTTCACCTTGTCGAGCGCGCCGGATGTGTCGGCTATACCGCCGCCGGCGCCGCCGAAGCCGAGCCAGGCCATCACCTTGCCGAGGAAGGACTGCTTCTTGGCTAGGATGACGGTTTTCGAGCCGGCCTCCTCGAGATCGTCCGCGGTCGCGGTTGCGCGGTCACGCGTGACAGGGCGCGGCTCGGCGACGACCAGAGCGGCCTGCGTCGCGTCGTCATAGGAGCCGTTGACGGGCAGACCCTCGTGCGCCTGGAACGCCGCGATCGCGGCCGTGGTCTTGGTGTCCCATTTGCCGTCTGGGAGCCCCGCTTCCGCATAACCCAGCGCGCGGAGCTTGTTTTGAACCTCCTGCACCATCGCGCCGGTGAGCATCTGCTCGGGCGGCACGGGGCGCGTGGGCTCGCTCGGGGCATCCGGGGCGAGGCTCACGCCCATGAGGCCAAGCTTGCGCTCCCAGCGCTTGTCGGCATCGGCGAGGCGGCCGTCGTAATTGTGCTGGGCGAATTGCGCGCCGTTGTAGCGCAGCGCGACGTCGGCATAGTTATGGCAATGCGCGCCGACCGTGCAATGATCGCCGGCATTGAGCGCATCGATGATCTTCTTGGATTTGAGGAACCGCGCGATCGCGTCGAGCTGTGCTTCCGCGCCGCCCACCCGCATCGACCGCACCATCTCGATCGCGTTCGGATACCCGAGGTGCTCCGCCTCGAAGCCCATGATCTGGCCGAGACCCCAGGAGCAGGCGCGGTGCGCACATTCGGGATCGATCGCGGCCGCACGTGCGAGCAACGCCGCACGCGCCTTGCCGTCCCGCTCGTCCTTATATTGGGTCTTCGGCGACCAGGCCGGGATGGCGAGGCCTGCGGCGGTAGCCTTTGCAAGCTTGCCGGGCTGATGGGCCTTGAGCTCGCTGAAGAACTTGTGCCGCTCGAACAGGAATCGCGGCGTCAGCCCGTCGGGCTCGAACGGCTGCCCGTTGGTTTCCACTTCAATGAGGGCAAGGAAGCCGGCCGGGCGAATCGCATTGCGCTTGGCGACGGCAACGGCCGCGCCTACAAGTTTATCGGAGAGCATGGAAGGCCTCGTTCTATGGAAGGATCAGCGCGCGGGCTTGGCGCCGCGCTGCGGAGCCGGGGCGGCAGGTGTGTCACCGCGTTGGGCGCGCACAGCCTGCGTCACGTCGCGGCTCATGTCCGCTGTCCGGCGAATTTCCGGAGCGGCCGCCGACACGACCATGAAGGCAAAGTTGAGCGCGCCGGCGACCGCCAGCGCCACAGGGGCGCTGCGCATCAGTCTGTTTTCTGCTCGACCGCCGCCTCGGGCAGCACGATCTGCGCGGCCATGCCCCAGAACACACCGAACCCGCCCGCCGCCTTGACGAAGGCAATGAACGCGTTCGGCGATCGCTGCGAGGCTTCGACGATAAGGACCTTGGCGCCGGGGAGCGCGCCGACCGCGGCCGTGACCTCGGGCTTGAGATCCACCATCGTTCCGGCCGGAACCGGAAATGCGCCCGCAGCCGAGATCGTGTCGGCGTACTTGCGCAGGTGATCTTCCACGAGCTCGGGGGTCGCCTCGACTTCGATTGCGACTGTCATCTTGGGCATGCGTTGCTCCGGGCCGGTGAAGGCGCTTATTCGGGAATGATGATTTTGAGATCGTGCGCAGCTTCGTCGAACGCGATCACGCGTGCCGCTTCGTAGAGGCCGGCTTGCGCTGCCACATCCTCAGGGGATGCCGTGCCGGTGCGCAATATCTTCCCCGTCGTCAGATCGAATACGACGAAAAACACAAACATCATCGCTTCGGCTCCAGGATCGTGATGGTCGGACGCGTCAGGGTGCACGTCGAACCGATCTGCGTTCCTCCGGCAAACGATGTGTCGCCGATGACCGCAGACAGCGCGAACGTGTGCGATGCGTTGGACAGGCCGGTTGCGACGTACTGCGCTGTGTAGGTTCCGCCGTGACAGGCCACGAGTTGGCCCCCGCCGCCCGGGTCGGAGTCGTAGATGCCAATCTGGGTTGCGCGATCTTCCACCGCGTTCCCGTCAACCTTCAACCGCAACGACAACGTGACCGGCTTTGACGGTCGCGGGATATCGAACGACGCCAGCAACACGACGGTGCCGTCGGTGATCGTCTTCGTAATGCTGACGAGGTCCTGCACGCTATTGGTGTGCTGCTGCGCGTCGACGTTCGATCCCACCGCATACCGGATTGCGGTCCACGCCTCCCCGACCGCATGCAGGGTATTGATCGTCGCCGTGCCGATATTGGCGGAGTTCGTGACAAGAAGGTTGGTGCCGACGTGACTGGCCGAGATTTGTCCCGCTTTGATCTTCGGCCCGGTGATCGTCCCGTTGGTGACGAAGTCGCCATCGAGCAGGAACGTGACAACCGGTGAGCCGGTCGCGTTCTGCTTGATGCCGGTGAGTTTGAAGCCGCCGATGACATTGTCGAAGGCGATGGTGACGCCGAACTCCGAATTTAGTCCGTCGATCGACTGGCCATAGACCTGGAGTGTCGAGGAATGGCCGTTCACCGTGGTCGTGAGATTGGTGATGGTCGTTGCGTTCGCGGCATCGCCGCTCGCACGCGCGGTCTGCTCGTTCGTAATTGTAGCATTAGTGTAATTGAAGTTGCCATTGACAGTGGCGGTTAGCGTATCGAGGGTCGCTGATAGCGCGCTGTCGTTGGTGACCCGGAGCGCGGCCTCGCTGACGACGGCCGCGTTCAGCGTGTTGTAGTTGCTCGTGACCGTCTGCTGGAGCGTGGTGACGGTGGACGCCGTCGAATTTGCCAGAATGTCCGTGCTGACAGCCAGCAGATGCGTCGGCGTGACCAGCGCGATCGTCGCGGCCAGGTCGGCCGCGAACTGGCTGTTGTCGATCCCGCCCGGGATCACCTTCGCGGCCTGCTGGACGATTTGGGTGGCGCCGGTGGTGATCTCCTTGGTCGAGGTGAACGTGGTCGGCCGGCTCGGCGTGACGTCGATCGTCGCCTTGAGCTGGTAGATGGTCGCGGGGTGCACCCCCGAGATCGTGCCGACGCCCGGGCCCGGCAGGAACTTCGCCTGCTGGACGGCGGTGTCGTTCTTGATGTTGTAGGACACGACGACGGATTTGACCGTCTTGTCGCTGACCGGGTCCCAGGTGCAGAGGATCCCGGGCTGAACGAGGCCGCCGGCGCCGTTGAGCGCGACGTTCGATACGTTGAAGTTCGTGACCGTGGACCCGAGCGTGCCGGTCTGCCAGGTGCCGCCGATGACGTGCTGATAGGCGCCGACGTCCGAGAGCTGCTGGGTACCGCCGCCCCACAGATTGAACGAGAGGAATTTCAGGTAGAGCGTCGCCCCGATCTTGTCGGGCGTGTACGGGAACCGGAAGATGCGATCGTCGACGCGGGTAAAGGGCGAGCCCGCCGCATGGGAAACGATATGGTTCTCGGGGTCGAAGGCACCGCGCACCATGTAGGTGAGATCGTAAAGCTCGGTCCCGACCAGCTTGGCGTTTTGGAAGGAGATGAATTCGCCGTCGACGAAGCAGAGCTGGTCGAGCATCAAGGTCGCGTCGAGCGACGACGACGTGAGCTCGCCCCCGCTCGAGGAGAGATCGACGTGGCAGATGTTGGTCTGGTCGACCGTTGGGCCTGCGGCCGCGACCGCGACCGTCGCGAAGGTCTGCGCCAGAACGCCTGTGATGGCCGGCCCGATGACAGTTCCAGCTTTGGCGTAGCTGGTATTGTCCCAGGAGTACCAGACTTCGGCGCCGCCCCAGACGGAGCCGGCGGCGCCGGAGAGCGCGAGCCACACCTCGGGCCCCGGGATCATCGCGCCCGTCGGCTCGAAGATCACCGGCGTATTGACGCTGCCCGGATCGGCGTTGAAGTCGCGCACCCGGCCGGTGTTCGCCTGCATGCCGTAATGCGGGGCATGCGCCGTGCCGGCGAGATATTCCTCCGCCGTGAAGGTGAGCGAGAAGTCCGCATTCTCCTGGATGTCGAGAATGCGCACCCATTGGCGCGATAGCCCGGCGTCGATGTCGGTGAGCGAGACGATGTCCATCGGCTCGAGGAGGACGAACTCCTCGCCGAGTGTGAAGGTGTATTCGTTGCGGATCGCCTGGCGGCCGAGCAGCAGGGACGCCGAGACGCCGGCGGCTGCCGCATTGCAGAACAGATGAAACGATTTCGTCGGCGCCGAACGCAGGCCGAAGTCGTTGATCGCCGCGTCGTCCTTGGCCTCGGCGATCGCCGGGTTGTAGTTGCTCGTGGCGTCGAGGAATTCGACGAGGATCTGGTTGAGCGAATCCGACTGGCGCTTGCGCACGCCGACGACCGGGCCGTCGCTCGACTGGCCGGGCAGGAAGTCGTCTTCGGTGAGATCGTATTCGGGTTCGAACGGTGCGGTGTATGTCGCCCCGTTCGCCGAGACGTCCTGGTCGCCGTAGGGCACGATCTTGAGCGCGCCCGACGACCACACCGCCTCGCTGTTGGTGGCGTCGAGGAGATCGCGCAGGAACGCGCTTGCGGCCGTCCGGCTGGTGAGCGCCGGCGACACCACCAGGCCCATCGCCCGGGCGTAATTCGAATAGACCGTGAGGTCGCCGACCGGGAACGAGGCCGAGAGCCCGTAGTGGGCGTTGGTCAGGAAATCGGTGACGACCGCTGACGGATCGGCGTCGGGCAGGCCGGGAATGCCGTCGGCGATCGCCGCCTTCACCTCGTAATTGAGGTTGGGAATGCTGGACGATGAACCGAGCTGCAGCGGACCGGCCGCCACATAGGCAAGGCCGCGATAGTTGCGCGCCTCGGTCGGGTGCAGGCTGGAGACGAGCCCCCATGCCGTCTGTGTATACGTTCCGAGAAACGTGGTGAGATTGAGCGATTGGAGCGTCTGGTGTGCCTGGTCTTTCCAGACCGAGTTGATGGAGGCGACCGGGCCTTCGCAGATCGCGAGCGCGATGTTGACGAGATATTCATAGCCGGTGGTGGAGCCGGCGCCGAAGACGCCACCCTTGCCGCCCGCCGCACCGCTCGCCGGGATCGCGCGAAAGTCATTTTCCCAGATCAGATTGCCGGCGATGCGGGTCTGACCCCAGAGGATCGGGATCGGCTTTCCCTGCAGCGACGACTGGACGCGCAGCGCGACGTCTTTGGTCGGCGTGCTCGCGCCATTCCCCGACCCGAAGAAGCTGGCCATCGGTCAGGGCCACAGCGTGAAGAATTTGCGCGGCGCATCGCCGAGCCGCCCGCCCTCGCCATTCGCCTCGATCACGAAGCGCGCGTTGGCCTCGGCATGGACGATCGTCGGCCAGCCCGGATCGACGACGACGCCGCCATGCGAGAACACGCGGCCCCATTTGTAGAGCGCGACATCGCCCATCTGCGGCGTGTCGGTCTCGACCGCGTGCGCCAGCACCGCTTCGAGGTAGCGTTCCTCGCTGCGATGAAGTCCGAACTGCGGCGAATAGTGCTCGATGTCGAGCGCCGGGATCAGCCCGGCCTCGGCATACACCACCGCAAAGAACGTGCAGTCGGCGCCGGTGCCCTTGAGCCGCGCATTGTTGCGGTACGGCGTCCCGATCCATTCGCGCGTGAGCGCGGCAACGCGCGCGCGCTGCTCACGCTCGGTGTCGGTCATGAGGCCTGCGATGGGGTTGGAAAGGCGCGACTACGCGAAGGTGATCGTCGATCCGTCGGCTAAGATGAGCGAGTGAGCGTTTTTGCCCGCGACGGCCATCTTGCGACCGTTGAACTTCACGACATCGCCCACGCGAATGGGATCGGTCGGCAGGACACGCGCCGGCTTCTTGGTTAGCTCTCCGACTAGCGGTCCAGTGGGCCGCGTGGGCCGGAGGAACGCCTTCAACGGACCTTTGACGAAGGCAACGGCATCTGCGGCAAGGCGATCGCTCATGATGCGACTATACCGCGTTCTCCGGCGCCGGGATCAGGTCCGTGCCGCCGAAGTTGGCCGCGTTGCTGAATTTGGTGGTGCACGTGGTCAGCTGCTTGTCACATCCGGCGTAAATCGTGAACGTATCCCCCGTCCCGATCGCGAACGGGAACGGCGCCCGCAGCTTGAGCGTCGTACCGTCCCAGGAGCGCACGCCGCGTGAGAACGTCGCGTTCAATCCCGAGGTCATTACGATGCGGCCGAGATCGTAGTAACCGGCGGCGTGGCCCAGCGAGGCGTTGATGGTGCTCGGCGTCGATCCGCTTCCGACCGCGCCATTGACCGCGAAGGTTGCCGCATTGAGCGAACAGCCGGTGCCGAACAGCGTGAACCGGCAGCCCGACTGGAACAGGTTGCGCGGCATCTCCTGTGTGAGCAATTCCATCCAGCTATTGATCGTGATGATCGCGCTCACCCGCGTGAAGTCGACTTCGGCGACACGACCAGAGAAGATGTTGATCGTCCCGACCGGCGTAACGGTCGGCGTCCAGGGATCGGGCCACGCTCCGAAATAGGCGCGGTCGACGCGCGCGGTCGCGCCGTCGAGCGCACCGGCCTTTACCGCCGCCATCCATGGCTGGTTGTTGAGCTGGTCGGGCAGTGCGGCGCCGGTAATCACGTCGGCTTGGCGCGGGATGACGTGCACCGCCCAGGTGTCGGTGTCGACGCCCGCCTTCCAGTGCGCCGTCGGCCGCGCGTCCTTGCGCTCGATCGGCGGGTTCGAGAGATACCGGTTGCCGCCCGAGATCACGTCGACATCGAGCGCGGCGTAGCGCAGCACCGAACCGTTCACAAGCGTGAACGTGTAAAGATCGGCGCGCTCGAAGACCTTGGACAGCAGCAGCGTGATCAGTGCGTCGGAGGCGGGCTTCACGGCTTCACCGTCGTAAAACTGACCTTCCCGACGCTCCACATCTGATTCATAAACTTGTCGAACTCCAGCTCGTCGCTATCGAACCGGCAGAGCCAGTTAAACGTCCCGCTCCAGGTGATCGCCGCACCGATCGACGGCGGCAGGCTGAAGGTCACGAGCCCCGAGGCGTCGACCGAGTAAAGGCCGGCGCCCGACACCACGGGCGAGATCGGCGAAAACACCGGCTCGACGAAGCCGCCGAGCGTGCGCACCAGCTGGAACGTGGTCGTGACGCCATCGCCGATGCCGATCTGCTGCGCGGTCGCCGTGTTGTCGTCCGGATCGAGGAATTTGAAGACCGCCGCCGAGCCGTGACACTTGTTGAAGAAGCCGATCAGCGTCTGCCACTCGGCGTTGCTGTCCGAGCGCAGCAGGTCAAAGACGAGCTCGTAGCGGTGCTTCGGGTAGGTCCAATTGCTGCGGCGGCTGTCCTTCCCCGACCAGGCGACCTGCGGCGTCGTCGAATGGATCGGTGTGCGCTTAACTGGGAAGCCGAGGCCAGCAAGCGTCGGGAACGTCTGGACGGTCATCGATTACGCCGGTGCATAGCTTGGATTGACGGCGAGGAAGGCCTGTAGCTTCTTCGCGAATTTCCGTACATCCATTTCGCCCGCGCCACCGGTGAACGGGCCGTGGAAATGAAGGTCCGGACCGCCGCCCTGGGCGCCCTTGAAGGGCGTGTCGACCTGGGCCGCCGGCGTGACCGTCTCGCCACGGTGGATCATTGCAAAACCGTCGCTCAGCACCAGGCCGCCGACATCGAGTTTGGGCACGGCGGCGAGCTGGGTGAGCACAGTCGCCTGCCCGGCCGCTGCTGGACCCGCGGCCGCCGGTCCAAGGATCGGCGCGAGGTTCGCGAAAATGCCGGCGAACGTCGCCGCGCTCATCGCCGTGATGTCGCTGGTAAACTTCGCGATGCGTGCCGGCAGCGTGAGCGCCATCGCTTCTTGCGTCGCCGCTGCCTGCTGGAGCGCACCGGTCTGCGCGGCCGTCGCCATGCCAAGCTGCGTTGCCGCCCACTCGATGCCCATCTTCTCGAAGTAGCCAACGATCTTGAGCGTGAGATCGAGCATCGCGTTCTTGAACGCTTGCGTGAACGTCATCGTGCCGGTGAGCAGGCCGGACAGCTGCGAGTGGAAGGCGCCGGTGATGTCACTGAGGTAGCCGCTCCACATCTGCTTTTGGGCAGCGATCGACTGCGAATCGAGGCGGATCAGCTCTGTGTTAGATTTCTCCTTCAGCTGCTTGATCTTGTTCTCGACCTCCTGCTTTTGCGCGAGGCTCATCCCGGCAAAAGTCATCTCGGTCTGCAGCTTCGAAATCTCGGCGGCCGTCGTCTGCTGGACAGCCTGCTGCGTCAGCGCAAACTTCTGGTTCTCCGTGATCTTCTGAATTTCGACTTCGGACTGATAGATGACCTTCTTCTGTTCGAGGCCATCGCGCAGGAGCTTCACCTGGCCGTCGATGTTCTTCATCGCGGCGGCTAGCTCTTCGTCTTTTCCCTTGTCATTGATGAGGCCGACGGCGCTTTTCGTTCCCGGTGCCGGGGATGACGGGATCGGGCTGTTGGGACCGCCCGCCGTCACTACGGCGTGGATACTGTCCACAGCGGCTATCGCTCGCTCGCGCAGGTTCTTGAGACTGTCGGACATGTCAGCGAGCCGGCGCATCGTGGTGTCGGCCGCCAGCTCGTCGATCATCCCGAGCGAAGATTTCACCAGCGTCCAGCCGGCCATCAGCGAGATCACACCATCGAGTGCGCTGTGGACGAAATCGATAAAGGCCTTCGCGGTGTCGAAGGCCCAATCAATCACCGACTTCATCGTCTCCTTCATATTGGTGATGATCGTCGGCGCCTGCTGACGGAACCAGTTCGCGAAGCTCGTCAGATATGGAAGAACAGCCTCGCCGATCGCCTTCTTGATGCCCTGGAAGGATAGCTCCAGCTCGTGCATCGATTCCTTGTACGCCTTGGAGTTTGCCATCGCTTGCGGCGTCACGGTTAGACCTAGCTCGGTCAAATCCTTCGTCGCGCGCTGCATGCTCTCCGAGTTGAGCTTCAGCAGCGACGCGGTATCGCCCGCGCCCCGGCCGAAGATCACCTGGCTCGCAATGTTGCGGTCGGTGCCTTCCTTATATTGCTTCAGTGTGCTGATGGCGTTGACCATCAGCTGTTGGCCGTTGAGAAACTGGCCGTTGGCGTCGCGCGTCGCCATGCCGGTCTTTTTGATCGTGTCTTCGTTTTGCCGCACCTGCCGATCCATGCGAAGCGATGCGCTCACATAGTCGTCGACGGTGTTGCCGGTACCTCGCAACTGGACGCGCAAAACGTTCGCCGCGTCCGTGTTGATGCCGAGCGACTTCGAGAGCTTGAGAACTTCACCCGCGGCTGTCGTAGCCTCGTCGACGAAACTCTTGAACACCGCGCCGCCGGCGGCGATCGCCGCAATGGCCAGGATCGACTGCTGTAATTTCTCGAAAGGCGACGCCAGCAGGCCCACACTGGTCTTTGTTCGCGAGACGAATTGGTTGATCTGGTCCGTCGCCTGGCTCGCGGCGGCCTTGAGGCCGGCGATCTCACCGCCAAAGGTGACGCTGACATTGTCGGCCATCTGCACAACCTATTGATGTGGCGCGCAAGACGCCGTAGCTTCCGCCCGGGATCGGGAGGGCTGGCGATGCGATGGCTGCTGGTTTTAGGGTGTTTGTCGTTGGCCGGGTGTGCCGCCAGCGGCGTCAAGGTAAGCGACGAGCAGGCCCAAAACTTCCAAGTCGGGAGATCGACCTATGCCGATGTGGTCGGGACATTGGGGCCACCGACAACCACGAGCAGCTCCACGAACGGCATGCGGGTCGCGATCTATAGTTATGCAGCCGTGCAGTCCCGTCCGCAGAACTTCATCCCATACATCGGGCCGCTGGTGGCGGGCTACGACAGGTCGTCGAGCGCCGTCACGTTCACGTTCGACGCACGTGGCATTCTGACAAACACGACGTCGACGCAGAACAACCTCGGGACGGGCGCGAACTTGGCCGCCGGGTCGCCGCAAGCAGGCTCCGCGCAGCCGCGCTGACCGGTTACCTGATCATGCCGCCTGGAAACATTCCCTGCAGGTCCGCGATGGTCGCCGGCTTGGTGGGCTCTGGCGCCGGCTTGTAAGCGCCGAGCGACGCGCCGATCGAGGCCGCCAAAAGGTGAACCGGCGGGTGACGCCCCCAATATCGATGCCGCGCCTCGATCCGCGCGATCGTCAGGGAGAATTCTAGCTCGTCGGTCCAGGGCTCTCCGGAGCACTGGCAGTAATCGGCGACGATGAAGTCGAAGTCGATATCACCGTCGCCCGGGCTTCCCCCGCAGCAGCATCCCCACCCTGTTTGAAGGCCCCGGATTGCTGGATGACAACCTGAAGCGCGGCGATCAAGTCGAAGACCGATATCGGAAGGTTCTCGAATTCGGCGCGCGCAAGCCCCGGCGTCCCGCGTGTCATCGCGGCGTACACCGCATTTGCCATCAGATCGAACGTCTCTTCGGTGATTTCAAGATGCGGAACTGTTCCTCCATCTTGGGCCGCGCTGACCGCCGCGAAGATGCGCCCGAGCTCGGGCAGCAGCTTCATGATCGCAGGCGTCACCACTCGGTTCTGCGTGATCCCCAGCAACGGGATCGGCCAGTCGCGATCGGCCAGCCGAACACTCGGTATGTCAGTCATCGATCAACCCTTATGAGGTCGGCAGATTGAGGATGCCGATCTGGTTCGCCCCGTTGGCGTAGGCCTGGAACTCGAAGTCCGGAATGGTGAAGTCCTCGAGCTTGGTTGCGAGCGAGAGCTTCGCCGAGATGCATGAATAAAGCCGCAGGCCCCATTGCTGGGTGCTGTTCGGGTTCGCCTGATAGAAATCGATCTGGAACGGCGTCGCGGTGCCGAGCACCGGGTTGGTGATCGTCATCTGCGTGCCGCCCGTGTCGGTCCAGGTATAAGAGAGCAGCACCGCGGCGCCGTAATCGCTCGTGCTGAACGTGTAGACGCCGCCGTTTCCGACCGAATACTGGCCGGCGGCCGGCGAGGAGGCGACCTTGGCGAGCGGCTGGCCCGTGGTCGCATAGTTGACGCCTAAATCCTTTTCGAACGCCGCGCCATGATTGACCGTGATGGTGGCGGCGCCAGAGCCAGGGACCGCTCCCGCCTCCGCATCCTGTGTGATGATCTGGCCGGTCGTGGAATTCATGCCGAAGAACAGCTTGTTCATTGCGCCGGCGTCGATGCGCGCGAACTTCGCCTTGCCGGTGATCTTGGCGGTGCCGCGGCCGACGGCGATCGGGAACTGATACGAGCCCATCAGCTCCTTGGTCGTGAACGTGAAATCGACCGAGGCATCCTGCATGATGCCGAGGCGCACCGGCGTCGCATTCGCGGTGTTCGGCGTTCCGAACATCACGCCGGAGCCGAAGCCGATGTTGTTTGTAAAAGCCATGTCAGTCTCCTTGAAACGCAAAACGCCGCCACGAGGCGGCGCGTGCGGCTGGCGTTGATCGAGCGGTTACGGGAGCAGGACGGTGATCGGGATGATGGCGATGCCGTCGCCGTCGAGATCGCCGGCATCGATAAGGATCGGCCCGACGATCTGGCAGTGCTGGATCGGCAAACCGCCCAGCGTCATGCGACCGGTCATCAGATCGGCTGCGGACGGCGTCAGCGAGGCATCGAGCGCGTCGATGATGGTGTTGAGCTCAGTCGATCCCGGCAGCTCGCTGTCGATCGGCTTCGCGTCCGTGTAGACGAACAGCTTGAATTCGAGCGTGCGCTTGGTGAGCGTAAGGCTTTGGCTGGCGCGCTGCTCGCCGTTTTCCTGCAGGAACGCGACCGGGCGCTGCTTGGCGTCGTCCCAGAGTTTGACGCGCCGGCTCGGCGGGACGGCCCATTGATAGGATTTCGCGATCACGCCGAGCAACGCGATCGCGATCGGCTCGCGGGTCGCGGTCATGGGTTCTTCACGCCCTGCAGCACGGCCTCTTTCAGGCCGCCGGTGATCTCGTCGCGCATGTCGGCGAGCGAAGTCCGCAGGAAGGAACGCTCCGGCATCTTCGAACCGGGGTGGTGCACAACCTTCGCGAAAGCCATTTTGCCGCCCGCCATGAAGGCGAGCGCCTGCGCCTTGACCGGCACGATGTCGTGCGCCGGCGTCTGCCCGCCGAATTCGTGGATGGCGGCGTATTTCACATCGCCCGATGAGGCGACTTTGCCGATGACCGAGGTCGGATTATCGAGAACCCGCTGAAAGATGCTGCGGCGGAGCGCGCCGCTGCGCACCTTCAACACGTCACCGCTGACTTTGCCCTTGACCTTGGCCTCGAGCTTGAGCGCCAGGGTGCTCACCTTGCGCAGCAGCGCGTCGTGGACCTTGGCTGGCATGGCACCGAGCCGCGCCACGAGTTCGCGGTCGCCGGTGAGCGTGATGTTGAGCATCAGATCGGAACGACATTGCGAAACGGATTGAGCATCATCTTCGTGGCGTCGTTCATGTCCTTAAGCGAATAGGACATGGTTTCCTGCCCGCCCAACGACTTCGAGACGTGCCCGATGCGGCTCTTGTAGGCGTAGCGCTCCGCCACTTGCTCGGCGCAGGCCTGGTAGAGATCGAACGGGATAAAGCCGTACGAGATCAGCAGCGCGTGCCCGGCGTCCGCGGTGGCGAACTGGTATTTGCCGGGACTGTCGCCCAGGAGCGCATATTGCCCCGCGGTCGGGGTGGCCCCCGTCGCGACCGCGGTGAGCACTGCCCCGGTCGCGAGCGTCACGCCCATGTCCGAGGCCCACGGACCGAACGGCGCCGCGACCGTGATCGCGCCATCGGCCGGGATCGTCTGCGGCTCGGCCGAGACGAGATAGCCTGCGACATACGTGAGCGCCACGCTCTGCCGGCCACACCCGAAGCCGTAGCCGAACAGGTCGATCGACTGCGGGCGGCCGGGCGGCATTCCGTCCCAGGGATCGAGCAGCCAGCCGCTCGGCGATGCTCCCGGGGTCGCAGCGGGGGTCGCAGCCCCGTCGATCGAGAGGCCCGACAGCGAGCTCACCGGCCAATGCCGCAGCATCATGCGTGTGCGGCTGTTGCCATCGCGGCGTTCCGTGACGGTCCGCGGCAGCACCGACGGGCGGTTGATGTATCCGCAAATCGTCCGGCTGATCGCCGAGATGAGCCGGCCAATCAGAATATCGTCAACCTGAGCGTTGCCGGACACGCCGCACCAGGCCCTCGCATCGGCGAGCGTGCACAGATCGGATGGCGACATGAATTCGGCTCGCTACTTCGGCGATTGGCACGTCACGTGCGAATAGAGACTGACGGTGTTTCCGAACGTCGTCGTGGCGATGGCTTGGAGGCGATAGCGAACGCCGGCCAGGAGGCCGGTCACGCGCTGGCTGGTGGTCTTGCCGCTGACCGATGCAGGTCCGCTGATGCGCGAAGCAGCGCTCGGATCGGAGCCCGTCACCGCCGCGCAGGTCCACGTCGCTGAAGTCATAGCCTCGTTCGCGGCGAGGTCGTTGACGAAGTCGAGCGTGTAAAGCTCGTTCTCGCCTGGGTCGCTCGGGTCCCAGTCCTTACCGACAAACATTACGGAACGCTCCGGTTGCGCGGCCGCGAATTGTGCAGGCCGCGCTGGCGCGGGCCGCTCCGCAGGAGCGAGCGCAACCGCTCATGATCGTTCTTCAGCGTGACGCCGCGGCCCTGGTCGATCAGCTGCGGATTAAACAGCCCCGCAACTTTGAGCGCCGCCCGCATGATCGACGCTGCGGCAAACCGCCCGAGTCGCACGATCGAGGGCGTGGCCAATTTCGCAATGATCGCCTGCCTGGCGACCGCGGCGAGACGGGTGTTGTTCGCTGGAATTCTGGCATTCGCCCCGATCGGACCGACCGGCCGGGCATTGACCCGAACTGGGCCGACCGTCTTCCCGAGCGCGACCGCACCAACCGCGACGGAGGGCCTGGTGGTGATCCGGCCGGGCGAGGCGACTTTGTTGCGTTCCCCGAGGCTGGCGCTGTCCGAAGTCGTACGGTTGCCCACACCGCGGAGCTGAGCGGTCAGCAGGATCACCCGGCTTGCCGATAACGCCACCCGGGCGAACGAGGGTGCGATCGCGGCTTTCGCAGCGAGCTGGCCGGCGGGCTTTGCACCCACTCGAATCGTCTGCGGGAGAAGCGCAACCCTAGCGTCGGCATGGGCCGCAGGGCGCTGATTTGTCCGCGCCGAACCGGCCGCCGTACCGCGTGCGCCAAGCACCTGTGCGCTTGCGGCAACGAACCGGCTTCCGACGCCCGCCGCTGAAACAGCCGCCCCCAGGGCTCGCGTGAGCGCCACGCCCAGGCGCCCGGTTCCGGAGATCCCTGGAGATGCTCGCCCGATCGCGGCGCGCGCGGTGCCGGCGTTGCGGGCGGTCGTGCTGGCGCCGCCACGGACCCCGAACAATCCCTGTCCGGTGAAGATCTGGAGCAGCGAGCGAAACCGGAACGCCTCCTGGGTTGCGCCGAGAGCGGCGCCGGCCTGGCGCGTGACCGCGCCCGAGGGGGAATTCGCCTCGCGGGTGGCAAAGGACGGCGGCGCTGCTTTCTTGGCTACCCTGCTCACCGATGCGGCGTTGATGGTGGAGGCGACAGTCGGCGGACGGCCAAACTCATGTGCGCGCGGCGCGTTGTCGATGGTTTGTTCGAAGGCGTTGACCTGGAAACCCTGCCGAAAGGCGGTCCCCGTCGAGGTCGGGATCAGCCCCGCGCGAGCTGCGAAAGTCGCTGTGCCGCTGCCGTCGCTGCGGTAGCGGCTGATCTCGGTGTCAAGAACGCCGAGCGTCGAGAGAGCGCGCCGGCCGGATTTACCCGTCCCGGCATGCGACGCCCTCGCGCCGAGCGCTCCCGCCAAAAAGAAATGGCCGCCGAAGCTTGCCGTTATTCTGAGCGCCGCGCCGAACCCGGCCGCTGGCCGCTCCGTGACGCGCGACGTATGCGAAAATCCATCCCGGCTCTGGATCGAAGCCGCGGGCCGCGCGGTGACCCGTTCGGTGATGACGACCTGGAACGCGTTCCCCTGGAAGGCTCCGGTCTGGAACCCAAGGCCGCCATAGGTGAGCCAGCGCACGCGTCCGTTAAGGGAAGCTGTCGAACGCGCGGTGTGCCGCCCGGGCGCCGCAAGGCCGGAGCGCGCACCATATGCGATTGTGGCGACGCGGGCCGCTCGAACCGGCGCGACCGTAAGGCCATCGATCTCGCTAAAACGCGTTGCGGCCTGGACACCGATCTGATGCGACGCCGTGACATGTGCAAATCGGCCGGCCAAGGCGGGTATGCCAGCACGAAACGTCAGGTTTCCCGGACTGGAAAGGCCACCGGTTACGCCATGCGACGATGCGGACCGAAGCGTAATCCGCCCCGGCGAGGAGACGCCGGCTTTTTCGGCGATCGGTGCCGCGGCAAGGTTTGTCTTCTTCGCACTCGCCGTCTCGCCGACGAGTGCGCCCATGGCGGCCGCGGCGACAAATCCGCTTTGGGTTTGAAAGCCCGTGTTCTGGAAGGCGGCAGGTCGGAAACCGGCTGGCATGGGTTTCCTCGCTCAATCGACGTTCAGCCCTCGACGAGCACCGGCGCGAGCAGGATCAGAATGCTGGGGTCGATCGGGTTCACGTCCGGCTTGAGATCATCGAGCGCGATCGGCCGCTGCTTTACGTCGATCACGGCGTCGGCGAGTTTCTTGACCTCGGCGGCGTAGCTCTGCATGGCGGCGATGCGCGCGCCGCGCTCTGCCGGCGTTGCAACTTTCGGATCGAAGCCATCGGGAACATGCTGCTTGCGCAGCGCCTCGGCGGCGTCGTTATGCGCCTCCACAAACGGACGCAGGGCCGTTGCGTTCATCGCGAGCGCGACGCGCGTGAGGCCGCCGAGATCGAACGGCACCACCACGGATTTTTCGTCGCCGACGGTCTTGTTGTAACCGCCGAATGCCTGATAGGCCTGGAACAACTCCAGTGCCTGCGACATCTTCAGCTTGAGCGACTTCGGCTTGACGGCTTGCGACATGATCGTTCCACGGCAGAGATTACAGAGCTGCGATTTCTTACGCGGCGGCGTCGATGTCCTGCTGACGGAACGCGTAGGACGCGGCCGCAATCAGCGCCGCGAGTTGCGCGATGGTCACGGTGGCACCGGCCGCCGAGACGCTTTCGGTCTTGATGGCGCCGAACCGGCGCGTCACCTCGCGCGTCCCGAACTGTGTCTGCCCGATCAACGCACCGTTGGCGTCGTAGAGCCCATCCTCGAAGTGCGCGGTCAGGCGCCAGTCGTCGGACGCAAGGTGCGCATCGGTGAACAGCTCGACGCGCGCGATGGATTGCTTCTTGGTCGCGGAGACCGGACCGAGTGAGACTGGCATAGCGTGCTCCTGTTAGGCGGCGAGGCCGAGGTGTTGCTCGATGCGGTCGAGCCTGCGGTGGGTCGCCTGTGCGTCGGCGATCACGATCGGCATGTATTTGGAATAGTCCACTTGCCAGCCGCCTCTTTCGTCAGACGGCGTGACGGCATCCGGAAAAACCCGGTATGCGTCCTGCGCAAAAACACCAATGCCGCGTTCCCCGGTCTTTTTCCAGGCGAAATCCCAAATCTCGCTGCGGTCGATGATGCCCCGGACGCGAGCTGGATCGAGCGGTTGCCCGTCGGTCTTCAGCGTCTTGTCTGATGATGTGTTGAAAGCCGTCGTCGTCGCAGTCGTCGTGATGCCGCCCACCTGCGTTCCGTTGCGCTGGATATACATCACGAGGTTTGTGTTCGCCCCCGTATAGGAATCGATCATCGCCATGCCGTTGGTCAAAACGCTGGAGTATTGGCATTCGATCAGGCTCGTCGTGCCGGGAGTTGTTCCTCCGAGCACAAGTAGGTTCGCGTTGCCGCTCGTAAATCTAACGACGCCGCCGATGTAGGCCGCGCCTGCGACGCCGATGCCGCCCGCGAACTTGCCCGAACCGGTCGTGGTGGACGAGGAGGCCGTGGTGTCAGTGGTCGAGATCACACCGGACGCGGTGACAATCGCCGCCGTCAGCGTTCCCGTCAGCGTCTGGTTCGCAGACAGCACCATGTTGCCGGTGCCGGTGACGGCATTGGAAAGCGCAACGCCGCCATAGGTCAACGCGGCGCTTAAGGTCGTGGCGCGGGTCAGCGTGATCGCGCCGGTGGCCGTGCCCTGCAGCGTGAGGGTGCCGGTGCCTTTGGCGTCGATGCTCAAGTTTTCATTCGTGCCCGATGAGAGCACAGAAATCGCAACACCGCTGGCCGCCGCTGCCGCAGCGATCTTGATGCCGGTCGCGGCCGATCCCGCCGAATAGTCGACCTGGAACGCGGGGTTGGTCGTGCCTGCGACGCCGACGGAGAACACCGTGCTGGTGATCCGAGTGCGTTCGGTGCCGCCGGTCGAAAACCCGAGCGCAGCGCTCGCGGGCGAATACATCCCGTCGCTGGTGCGCCCCGCGAATGAGTTTGCGGGAGACGCCGCACTGCCGACCACAGAAATGAACGTGGCAAGGCCGGCCGCGAGCAAGTTCTGTACAAACGCCGTGCTGGCAATTTGCGTGGTGTTGGTGCTGCTCGCCGCGGTTGGCGCGGTCGGCGTTCCCAACAGCGCGATATTCGTCACGCTCGCCATGGGCAGCGTGGTGTAGTTGGCGCCGTCCGAAATGATAATCGCGCTTTGCCCCTGCGCCAGTACCAGGGTTGCCGCGCCGTCGATCGTCGATGTTGCGGGCGTGATTGTGACCGCGCCGGCGCCGAGATTGCGAGCGAAGATAATGTGGCCGCTGATGAACTGGCTGCTGGCACCGGCTTGGGGTAGCGAGGCCGCTATCGCGGAGGCGTTGTTGAAGGTGACCAAACACCAATCGTCGCCGTCGGCGAACGTATAGCTGGTGCCGGTCTGCGCATTGATGCCGAGAAAGAAGTTGTGATCGTCGTTCCAGTTCGACGGGCGCACAACAGTCGCGTCGGCGCCGTCGGCGACGCCGGATGCAAATTTATGCTTGATCGATTTGGCGGTCATCAGCGGCTATCCTGGCGATATCGGAAAGCGCAGCGGCCGCCACTCGAAAATGGCGGCCGTGTTGATCGTAATGCGCCGTTACGTTGACGCGGCAGTCAAGGTGGCGGTTACGGTCAGCGTGTCCGAGGTGTTGAGCTGCCTGAAGCTCACGGTGAACGGTGCCATGCCGTAGAGCGTCCCGGTTGTGCCGCTGATCGTGCTGTTGTCGGTGAGGAACAGCCCGCCGATCAGCGTATTGTTGCCGTTGATGGTGTAGGACGCGGGCGAGCCCGAATTGTCGACCGATCCGGCGGCGATCGTGCCCGGCGTGAAGGCGGGACGCGTGCCCGGCGAGGAATACGCCGCACTCTCAACCCAGGGCGCGTGCGACGACATGATGTCGGCCGCGCGCGCCTCGAAGATGATCGGCACGGCCGTGAGCGAAGCCGATGCAGCGGCGCCGAGCACGACGGTTGTGGAATTGGTGAACGAGGCGATGGTGGTCACGAGATCGGCGCCCGCAGCCCCGGCGCCGCGCACGATGATGTTGCGGCCGGCATCGCCAGCGGCAAAACCGGCGGTTGCCGACGTGAGCGTGGTGGAAGCGTTCGTGGTGACCGCGTCCGAAACGCTTGGCCCGCAGATGCCGATGTACCAAAGGGGCGACGCCAGCCCGGTCTTGAAGGTGGCGTCGAGCAGCTTGTTGAGACCTGCCGTGACGACGCGGTTCTTCGCGGTTTCCCGCCACAGCAACGCGCCGAACTTGTCGTGCGCCTCGAGCTGGTAAAGGGTCTCCATCGCGATCATGCCGCGGAACTTCTCGGCCATGACGCCTTGCGCGAGTGCGTCGATGTTGCCGGAGGCGCGTTCGATGTTATCCATGGCAATAGGTCCTCGTGGCGCGGATGAGCGCGATCGGTTGCGGGTGGTGTTGAGAGCGAAGTGGCGAGGCCGGGTTAATCGCCCTGTTGGCCGCTGGCGCGAACTGCCGCGCCCAGGTCGAGCGCGGTCGGCTCCTTCGCGGCGATCGCGAAGCCGAGCGCATCGAGCGCCTGCATCAGCGCATCGGCGTTGAACGCGATGCGGTTGTCGTTGAGGACCTTTACCAGTGCGTCACGCGGGTTCATTGCGCGGCACTCGGCGCGGCTTCGCCATCGGGCGCGGCCGCCGGAGCGCTAACTTGCTCGGCGGGCGCGGGCGCCGGCGGAGCCTTCGCAGTCATCAGCTCCTGCACCTTCGGGATCACGGCGCCGATCACCTGCTCGATGTCGGTGACGCTGAGTTCGCCGAGATGGCTGAGAAACGCCGTGACCGGTTCGACCGGCGCCGGCGCAACCGCACCGAATGCGGCCTTGAGGGCATCGGCAGTTTCGGCGGGCAGTTCGCCGGCGCGCGCGATGACGATTTTCGCGAGGTCGACGAAGTTTGCGTCCGTGACCTTGGCGAGGTTGGCGAACACGTATTCGACGCGGGTGGCATCATCGTCGGATAGCGCCGGATGGACCGGGACGACGTGAGCGATGGCCGCGCCGATCTGCTGCCAGCCATGCGCGGCAAGATCCGCGACCGCGGTCGCCGGCACCTCGATAAAGCCCTCGATGTCGGCAAGGAATTGCTGGCCGCCCCAGCTCGCGGACGTGCCGCCTTCAGCCTGCTTCAATTTGAACATTTGCGCACTCCGGATTGACCCAAACGAAAAGGGCCGGCGCGGACGCCAGCCCTCATGTCGTTGTCACGCGTGAGAGCGTGACGGTTACGCGTTGCCGATGTTGGTGATCACGCCCATGGACGGCGGGAAGTAGTGCTGCAGCACTTCGTCCGCATAGACGCCGTACTCGTACTTGCGCGAGCGCAGCGGCCATTCCAGCTGGTAGTAATCCTGCCGCGTGAGGACGCGGAACACGCTCGGCACGTTCGCGAGCGGGTACGGCAGCCCGCGCGAGGTCGCCAACAGGGTGCCAGCCGGAACGTTCGGATGCACCTTGATGTCGATCGACGATCCGCCCGCCATCGAGAACTTGTTCAGATAGGTGCGGACCATGATGCCGCCGCCGATCTGCGCCTGGTCCGCGGTGAAGACGAAGCGCTGCGCACCCGGGTTGCCCGAGGTGGACGCAAGGATCTTCTTGGAGATGTTGCGCGCCTCCTGGGAGTTGACCCAGAACGTATCGGGGGAGAGCCGATAATTGTCCCACATGCTCTGGAGCATGTCGTCGATCTCGGTGACGCCGCCGGCGTTGTCGGCGGTGAGCCCGGTCCCGGCGCCGACGGTGCCCGTCGCCATCGTCTTGATGTAGGCGTTGGAGCCCGACTTGAACGCCTGGGTGAGCAGCCCGTCGAACACGAGCGTGTTCTGCGAGTTGTCGCCGGCGCCGAGCGAAGCGGCGGTCATGGAGCCCGCGGCCGTCGCCGTGATCGCAAGCGAGTTGATCGGCGTGATCGCGCCGAGCACTTCGTTGCCGGCCGTGCCCCAGAACCAGGCATAACCGACTGCGCCATTGACCGCGGCCACGGACGCCGTGACCTTGTGGGTGGCATTGCCGTCGTTTGCCGTGGTGACGGCGCCCGCGACCGATTTGCGCGCCGCGCCGCCGCCGAACACATCGGACGAACCGTCGGCGTTGGTGCGGGTGATCTGGCCCTGGATGCCGCCGGCAACCGAACCGTTGATCATGCCGTCGAGCGTGAGCGCGACGCAGATGACGCTGACCACAAGGTTGGCGGCAAGCGTGCCGCCGGTCCCGACATCGGCCACGGTCGGGGTCGGCGTGGTGCCGAGCGCGATCGAGTTGTTGCCGCCGAGGAGGACCTGTTCCTCGCCGAGCATCGTCGCCTCGAGGCCCATGCGAGCTGCGAGCGCGCGCACGTCGTCGAAGCCCTTCGCGGCATAACCCGCCTCGAAGTCGACGTTCGACTCGATGCCGAGGCCCTTGAAGGCCGCGGTGTAGTCGGCGGACGAGACCGCCATGACGCCGCCGCGATTGCCGCCGGAGACACCGACGCGCAGGCCCGAGGTGTTGATGGCCGTGATGGCGCGCCATGCCGCCTGGATGCCTTCACCGCCGCCGACGCGCGGGATCATGTTGCGCAACGGAGTGAGGACCGGATAGAGCAGCTTGGCGCCGAGCTCCAAGCTGTACATTGTCATGCCGGAGGTTGCCGTTCCCGATTGAGAGAACGTCGACTTCTCGAGCATCTTGGCGAGGCGCGGATCGGTGATCGGGGCGCCTTGGGCCTTGGCGATAGCGTCAAGGACCTGCTGAAGCAGTGCGGGATCCATTACGGATACTCCTGAAGGGATGAATGGGGGTTGCGCTGGACGCGCGGCTTCGAGCCGTCCCCGGCCGTGTTCGAGACAGCGATCAGCTGCGCGGCGCCGTCCCCGGCGATGCGTTCAGTCGCTTTTCGTGCGGTGGTGCGGTGCGCCGTCCCCGGCGCCGGTCGATCAGGCCGACTGGCCGATCTGTGTGATGACGCGGCCTTGCGACTGCGCGGCCTTGATCACGGTCGTGAGCAAATCTTCGGCGCTCATGCCTTCGATCGTCTTGGTGACATCGAGCCCGTCGCGTTCTTTCGAAACAGGTCCCGCCATGCGCGCCGGTCCACCGGGCATGGGCTGCGCTTCGATCTTCTTCACGCGCGTGAGAATATCGGTGAGCGTCGGAACGAGGCCGTCGAGCTGCTTTGCGAGAGCATCGCGCTCGGCCGTGAGTTTGGACAATTCGTCGATGCGCTTCGCAAGCTCCGCGGGCGCATTCTTCGCGGCGTCCCCGCCGCAAGTTGCTCCGAGCTCCACCAGCAGGTCATGGGCCTTGCCGATGCGTTCGTTGTCGGGCTTGCTGTGACGCGCGCCGACCTTCTGCAGTACGTCGTTGACCTTGGCCAGATCCGGCGTCCCCGCCGATAGCTTGACCAGGGCGTCGATATGCCCGTGCGGCAGCATGCCGGCCGCTAGTTCGATGATGGCGACATCCGGAACGCTGGAAATGAATTCCGCGGTTTCCTCGGCCACGAGGTTGCACAGCACATCGCACAACATCACGAGTGACGCCTTCAGCTGGCCCGGCACCGCCGAACCGTCGCCCTCGGTGAGCGCTTCCCAGCGCAGGGCGTCTTGCAGCCACTTCAATTCGCTGATCAGGCCGGCCAGGCGGCCAACGTCATAGAGGCCCTTCCGGCAGAGATCGGCCGACCTTGCGGGATCGGCGATCTTGGCGAGGTCCTGGGCGAAGGTCGCCATGCTGGCGATCTTGCACACGCGCGGTGTCTTGCCGTCCCCGGCATTCACCTTCGCGGCGTCCTTTGCGGTGGGCTCGACCTTGGCCGGGCCGCCATCGCGTTTCGTGAGTTCGGCGCCGATCGCGGCGAGCGCGTCGGTGACGGGAGCGGCTTTCTTCGCGACGTCGTCGGTTGCGCTCTTTTCGAGCAGCGCGGCGCGCAGTTCGCCCTTGGTCTTGAATTGCTGGTTGGGCAGGTCTTTCGAGACCCACACCTGCTCCCACGGCCCGTCGCCTGCAGCCTTCGCTTCCGGCTCGACCTTCGCAGGCTCGGCGGTCTTCTCGACGACCGGCTCTTTGACGACTGGCGCCGGCGCCGCAGCCTTTGTGAGCTCCTCGCGCGCGGCCGCGATGTGGTCGACCCACTTCGTCTCGTCGCCCGCGGCCTTCGCAAGCTCGGTCGCCTTGGCGGCGATCGCGTCATTCGCGATGACGGGCACTTCCGGCGCGCCGGCGGATTTGAATTTGCGCAGCTCCTGCGAGCCATCGGCCTTGATCATGGAGAACTGCGCGTCGGCGATGCACGGCAGATCGACGAGCGATATCTCGGCAGGCTCGGCCGTATAGCGCTGGTTATCGCCATCCTTCCATTTCTTGACGTAGCGGCCGCCGATCGAGAATCCGGTGTAGACGCCCTCCTGGACCTTGGCCCATTCGGCGTCGTCGACGATCTTCGCCGCGACATCGATTGCCTTGCGCGTGTCGTCGAAGCCGATCTGGGTGAGCTTGCCGGCGGCGACCTTGCCGTGCATGGCGCGCACATTGCCCATGCTCTTGCCGTCGGTCGCTTTGTGGATCTTCTCGGACCATGCCTCGAACAGCGGCTTCGAGGTGTCGTAGTCGAAGACTTCCTTCACGAAGTCCGGCGTCTCGGTCACCGCGGTGCCGTAGACGATGCGCTGGGCAGCGTCGACCTTCGCGAGTTGGACGAACAGCTTGAGGTCTTTCATCGTGCTCCCCTTGGGGCTGGCAGGCGGTGGTGATTTACGAAAACGCATGCCGGCGCCCGCGGAGGTCCGCGTGCGCGTGCATGACTGAGGTGGCGGAAAGGGTCGAGCGACGCTACGGCGTCGCGAGGCGCATTAGTTCACTTCGAGATCGCCCACGACCCGATGGATTTCCACGTCGAGCAGATCGCCGCGATAGATGCGATCGAGCTGCATGTGCGCGATCGTATAGGTGCCGGCGCCGGTGCAGCCCGCGATCGCGCGCGCACGCGTCGAGAAGACACCTATGAATTCCACGGTGCCTTCCAGATCGACGGGCGACTTCGTGACGGCGTAAAGCGTCATTTGCGCATAATCGAGTGATTCCGACCCCGCAACAACGTCTGTAAGGTTGCAGGGACTTAATTCTCCGGCTCTTCTTGTTCGTCCTCGACCACCGGTGCGACCGCGCATTCGCAGTTCGGATGCCCGGGTGGCGCGTCATCCCCAGAGGGGAATTCATCGTCGACGTCGATCGGTCCGGCTTCGGCGTTCGCCTCGCAGATGTCGCACGGGTTTTCCCCGAGCAACCATTCCTTTTTGACCTTCACGCCGGCATTGTCGCGCGCATAAGCATAGCCCGCGACCACCGCATCGCTATTCGCCCGCGAAACCTCGGTGCGCGCGATCAGGTCGGCACGATCGGCCGAGAACCCGGTCGAGGCAGCGATCGCGTCGGCGATTTCGTCGGTCCCGATGTTCTCCTCGAGCCCGTCCGCGATCGTGTCGCGGATTGTGTTGCGGGTCGCCTCATCGATGCGGGTGACCAGCTCGGCCGCCTGGGCCCTCGCCTGCTCGACCGCAGCGTCGTTGACCTGGTTGACGAGATCGCTCCTGTCCGTGACGCCGACCTGCGCGAGCGCGAGCTCCATTGCGTCGGCGGCAACTGGCGCGAGATTGTCGCTCACGCCGTCGATTTGCTCGAGGAAGTCGCGCAGCGAAATCGCGGCAGCAATATCGGTCGCCCTTTTCTGGTTGGACTGCTCGTCCTTGGCGACTTTTGAAAGGGCGTCGCCGATTTGTGCTGCAACGTCCTGACCTGCCTTAACGAGCGCCTTGCGGACCGTTAGGCTGATCGCGCGGATCGCCTTGCGGACCGCCGGACGGTCAAAAGGGACCGGGCCCGGCCTCCGGATCCGGATGCGAGCTTTTGCGAACTTTTCCGTGGCGCCCTTATCCGGCTTGTCGGGCTTGCCCGGGGCCAGCGGGTTCACTTTCCCACCGGGATTTGAACCCGATTCCGAAGAAGCCCCCCCCTTATCCGGAATCGCGCCGGGCACCTCGGGCGGCCCGAACGCGTCGAGATTGGCCTGCTTGCCTTCGATGGTGAGCGCCTCGATCGGAACGAAGCCGGTGCCAGTCTTGATGCCGAGCATGTCGGCGGCAGGATTTGGGTCGATCTCGAGGCCTAGTTCGGCGCGTCCCTCATTCGGGCGCATCAGGGCGCTGCCGACAAGACCGATGATACGGGTCGCCTGCTGATCCGGATCGACCTTCTTGGTCTCACCCCAGCGGAATTCGAGATCGGTCTCGCCGAAGTCCTCAATGAGAATATCGTCAATCAGGTCCTTGAGCCATTGCTTCACCGGCTCGAGGCCCTCCTCGAGCGACTGCTCCTGCGCGGTCTCGGCGGTGGCGCGATTGACCTGCGCGACGAACGGCGAAGGCGGAATGGAAAAGCTGAAGCAGACCACGCGCGCGAGCCATTCGTCGAAGACGTTCTTAAGCTCGGGCTCCTTGGTCGGAATGAACGTCTTGCCGACGCCGCCGGGGACGAACTTGGCGTGACGCCTTCGCGCCGAGCTTCCTTCAAGCGTTTCATCCCAGTGCTGCTGGAACGCGCTCACCTGTTCGGGCGTCCACGTGTCGGGCACGCCGATCAGCGCCTCAGGAATATTGCCCTCGGTGTAGTACTGCATCTGCGACAATTGACGCCGCAGCGCGATGTTGACCGTCATCACGATCTGCTCGACCGGGGAAAAACCATAAACCCGATTCGAGCGGACGTTGCGTGGGCGATATATCAACTCGTCCGCACGGTATTCCGAAGCAGGCATGCCCTTGAGCACCTGCTGATAGGCCGGCAGCGGCGGAAGCGGCATGCGGCCGCCGTCATCGATGATCGGCTTGATGGTCGCACCGTTGATGACTTCGAGTGCGAACAGAGATCCGCCGCGAGTGGGCCGCTTATAGATCGACGGCGCATCAATGACGAACAAGTCTTCGAGCAGCTCGCGCGTCCATTGTGCCCAGGGCAGCCGTTTGTCGGGTTTCCGCAGAAAGTCGCGAATCTCCTTCGACCGAGCTAAGAGCGCCTTTGAGGGTTCGTTTCCGCTCGTGCCGTATTCGTCCTCGCGCGGCGCGATGCGCCACGGCAAGCGCTCGACCTGGTCCTTGCGGGTTTCAATGACGATCCGCAGCAGATCGTAGTTATCCGCCAGCGCCCGCAGTTCATCAAACCCGATGCGCTCATAGGCGCGCGCGCGCTGATTGAGATTGTAGCCGCTCGGAAAATCGAAGCGCCGGCCCTTCACGGAAGGCGGCGCCACCGGGGTCATCGGCGCGAGCGGACCGAACCAGCCTGGTCCGGCTCCGCCCTGCTGACCATAGCTCACGGTGATGCCATAGCCGCCGAGCGGGATCACCGCCGCGGCGTTGGCCTGGGTATCACGCGTGATCATGGCGGGAGCGTCTCAGTTCGCGCCGCTTACGAGATGCGGACCGAGTTGATCTTGGCGGTGACGGCGGAGGCCGCGGTCTCGGTGATGGCCGCGGTAAGCTGTCCGACCAGAATATCGCCAGGCGAGAGCGTAGCGCCGGTGATCGTGAAGGTGAGATCGCCCGCCGCGTTGGTCATGTTCTGCGCGACACTGGCCAGATTGGCGCCGACGGTGCCGTCGGTCGATTTCTTGCGCACGTCGGGCGTCAACGTCTTCACCGACAGCGTGCCCGAACCGATCACGATCTGCTGATTGACGACGAGGCTCAGATCCTGAGCCGCCACATAGTTCGCCGGCAGCACGTGCTGGAAGATCGCCGCATCGCTCTTGGCGTTGTTGTTCGCGGCCTCAGTGACCAGGTTCTCACCCGTCCCGATCGTCTCGGTAAGGCCGAACTTGCCCGCCGCGGCCGCAGCCGCCAGCGTGGTGCCGTCGGCATTCTTGAAGTGGAACAGCGGCAGATTGGCAGCACTCAAGCCGTTCGCCGAATTCGAGGTGCGGTTCGCTTGGGTGAAGCCCGCCGCCTCGAGCGCGAGCACGTCGGCGATATTCGCCGAGATCGAGCCGTCGGTGCCGATGGTGTACGAGGTGCCGGACGCGCCGCCCTGCACGAGGCCTGTGCGGCCGGAAGGCGCAAACATTTTCGTCGCCATGGTGGCGTTCTCCAGGTCAGGTTGTTGAGGATGGGGTGAACGGGTCTCAGGTTTCGGGTGTGGTGAAGCCGGCCCTACGCAGCGGGCCTTCGTCGTCCGGATGCACGGCGATCATGCCGTCGGCATCGACCGAGTAGCTTGTGCCGGTCATGCCGTACGCAGTCGACATGCCAGGCGGCGCCTTCAGTCGCTTGAACGAAGCGGGCGGCTTCTTTTGGCCTGTCGGCCCGCCGGCGGCGTCGGTTTTGACCTTGGCGGCTTCGCGCCGGTAGTACTCGATCAAGCCGGTGTCGCTCTCGCCCACCATCAGCTCGGTGAGCGCCCAGACCAGAGCGTCGAGCCGATCGGGAGAATAACCAGCGGACTTGCGATCGAAGTCCGACGTGAAGGCGCAGAGCTGATCTTCCAGCACCGCGAAGGCACCGACGTGATGCACCCTGCCCTGCTCGTAGAGAGCCGAGACCGGCTCGGCGCGCGTGACCTTGCCGCGTGAAGCGTGCACCGCCTTGAACGGGACATTGGCATCGACGACGCGGATGGTGCCTTCGACCATCTCGCCGCCGTTGTTCACTTCGGCGATAATGCGGTCGCCCTTGCGCGCCCGGTAGGTGGCGATCGCTTCCTTCGCCCACTCGGTCGGTTTGTAGATGCCGGACACGTCGTCGAGCACATAGCCGTGACCGTCTACCCCGACGCCAGCACCGATGATGCCGGTTTCGTCCGCATCCTCCCCGCTCGTCACCGCGGGATCGATGGCGATCACCACGCGGGTGAGCTGCGGCACGCCGCCGGGCTTGACCCTCAGCTCGTCGATCCGCGCGCGCGACCACAGTGCACCCGGGACGTCGTCGAGCACATCGGCATACAGTTCCTGCCGGCCGAGCCGCGTCCCCTCGTATTTGCGCAGCAGCCGCGCGAGAAATCGCGGCGCCAGATTGGACGCATTGTCGAATGTCGATCCGCGCGTGATCAGCGTCTCAGGATCGGCGATGATATCCTTGAGCAACTTGATCGGCTTCGGCGTGGTCGTGATGACGATGCGCGGGTCCTTGCCCATGCGGAGGCCGAACTCGAGCTGATCGAAGGTGTCCTGCCCGTATCGCCACTTCGCGAGCTCGTCACCCCAGGCTGCATTATGTTGTGGGCCGCGCAGTTGCTCGGGTTCCACCGCGTTGTAGATCGTCGCGATCGCGCCGTTCGGCCAGGTCAGTCGTCGTTTAGAGGGCTCGTAGTTCGGCAGAAAGTCAGGATGATGCACCTGCAGGATGCCGCTGCCGGCAGTGGGATCGCTTGGTGCCTTGCCATCTCCAACCATCACCTCGCGCGCGTCGGCCGCCGTCTCGGCAATCAACGCCATGTGGCGATATTTGCCGCCCGTGAGCGGCGTGTCGCCGCACATGCTCTCGCGGACCCACTCAGCACCGGTGCGGGTCTTGCCGAAGCCGCGGCCGGCCAAGATCAGCCAGACCGCCCACTCACCCGGCGGCGCGATCTGATTGTGTCTCCCCCAGAACCGCCAGTCGAACTCGTAACCCGCGAGATTACCCAGTTCCTTCTGGTACTCGGCTTGCTCCTGAGGTGAGAGCGAGACCATCAACTCGGCTCGCGATGCGTTTGCGGAGATCGTCGAGTCGATCGAAGACGCGCTGTCGGGCTGCATCGTCCACCTGAATGGGCCCGCCGTTCTTGCCGGTATGCTCGATCTTCTGCGTGTTGGAGTGCACGCCGCCCATCTCCTTGGCGACTGCCTCGCAACAGGCGATCACCATCGGGATCTGACCGCGCTGCTCCGCAAGACTGGCCATGCGGTCGAGCATCGCGATGCGGGCCGCCTTGTTCGATAGTCGGATCGACGGGAGATTTTCGAGAAAAGCTTTGCGCGCTTCGAGGAACCGGGCCTTGAGGTCTTCGGCTAGGCCTTGTCCGAGCTTACCCGTCGGGTCGTAGTACCGGATGCGAGCGGCCGACACATCGAGCTGGTAATCGGCTTTCAGCGCCTTTACCACCGAGGCCTGAGTGGCAAAGCACGCAAGCTCCTGAATGATAAAGAGCTTTACCTCAAACGTGAACTCTTCGGAGCGCGCCATGTTGGTAAAGACCGGTAGAGTGGGCGTCTGGAAAGCTGCACAATTAAATCCGGCGGAACTGCGCAATTAATTCAGCGCGGGACCCACACACTCGGTCGCGCCCTTGTTCGCAAGCGTGCCGGGTCCGTTCTCGTTTGGTTTGAGTTGCACAATTAAATCAGCGCCGGGTCCCGTTCACGTCCGTTCCCTTGACACCAGCCGCGCCTTCTTTCCCGTGAGCTGCTGCCAGCGCGCGATCGCGACGCCGGCGTAGACGGGATCGATCTCGATCGCGTGGCAGATGCGGCCCGTCATCTCGGCCGCGATGATGGTGGTGCCCGAACCGACGAACGGGTCATAGACCCGGTCTCCCGGGCGTGAGTTGTTCTCGATCGGCCGGCGCATGCACTCGATCGGCTTCTGCGCGCCGTGACCGGTTTCCGACCGGCGGTGCGGGATCTGCCACACCGTGACCTGGCGGCGATCGCCGGCCCAGTGCCCTGTCTTGCCCTTGCGCACCGCGTACCAGCACGGCTCGTGACGCCAGTGATAGTGGCCACGCGAGATGATCAGGCGGCCCTTGTCCCAGACGATCTGCGAGCGGATGAAGAAACCGGCCGCTGCGAGGCTCGCCTGCACCCGGCTTGCGTGCAGGCCGGCGTGCCATACATAGGCGACGTCGCCGGGAAACAGCTTCCAGGCGCGGCGCCAGTCGGAACGATGATCGTTCGCGATCTTGCCTGTCGCTCTGACCGACTTCTGCTTTCCGCCGGGATCGACAAGTCCGGTGCGCCAATTCGGATCGTACGAGACGCCATAGGGCGGGTCCGTCACCATGAGGTGCGTCGCGTGGCCATTCAGTGCGCGGGCGACGACAAGCGGACTGGTCGCATCGCCGCAGACGAGCCGATGGCGGCCGAGCTGCCAGACGTCGCCTGTTCGAACGCGGACACCAGCGGTTAACCCCGCTGCGAGCGGGTTGTTCTTTTCGGGCATGACATGGGCTTCGATGGTCCCGCCGCGTGCGCGGTGGCGGGATGGCCGTCGAGACGGCCGCTCACGGTCATGCGAGTGCAAGCTCGCGGCTTGGGTGCTTCCAACACCCGAGCTCCCGCCTCGCTTTTTCAGAAGCGGCAGACGCGGCAGCGTGTTACGGCCGCGGAACGCATTTGGTCTCCACACCCCTCAGATCGCACGGGGTGCAGCTCTTCCTGGAGCTAGGCGTATCGCTTCCACGGCACCAGCATCTCAAAACAACAGCCATCGCTTCGCCCGGTGGGCACTCTTCGCTATGCGAATGAGGCGCGTGCGTGTGACCGTCGACATCACCGACGCACTCCCAGTTGTCATCCCTGTGTTGTCCTTCCGGACATCTCCGGCAGTGCCGATCTTTTTGATGAGTCGCACAATATTTTGGCGTGAAGACTGTCGACTCACGGACCAACGCAGGCGCTTCGATCGCGCTCCAGACGAGGAATGTTAGCGTGAGAAGTGATTGCCACACAGCGTTCCCCTTTTATGGGAACACTATGCAAGGCTTAGTTGTGAAAGTGAAGCCACTTTAGGCGGCGCGCGCCAGACACGTCCCGCATGCGCCGCCAATCCGTGCTGCGGCGATCTCCGTCCCCTGCTCTGCCGCCTCGATCATGGCCTGCACATGCGCGGCATCGGCACCGTAGCGTCGCACCACGCCGATAAACTCCTCAACGTCGTGCGCTCTCGGCGCGAATAGCGGCATGCCGTCACGGCTGAAGGCCGGTGCACCGAATTCATCGCGCGCCTGGCCGGCGTGATACAGCTCATGTTCCAGCAGAGCCATGAACTCGGCATCGCTGCAGGCGCTGGCGTATTGCGCGTCGAACGTCAGCAGAAAGTCCGGCATCTCCCCGAACCATCCGAGGATCTGGCTCTGCGCTCGAGCGCGGGCCCATTTTCCCATGGTGCCGCCAGGCGGCTTGAACTCGCACTGCCCGACAATGCTGCGGCCGCTCCGCGAATTTGCAACGCTGGTCCACAGCATCCCGATGCGCGCAGCGAGAAGATGCAGATGATCTTCGTTATGCAGCGGCGCGTCGGGTTCGATGAAGGTGCGTGTCGCCCAGGCCAGCAGCTCGGGCGCCGGTGCGAACATCGGCGCCATAGCGCCTTCAATGCCGCAAAGCTCGATCGGCGGGCGCGGGCGTGTCATCGCGGAAGGCGGGCGGCATGTCTGATTTCGGCCGATGTGAGCTTTTGCGCTTCGCGCTGCGCTATGCCCCGCACCTTGTCGATTAGCTCCTGGACGTGCCGCGCCACTTCGCCCTTGTCTTCGTGGAAGGCATGCGGCTGTCCGCCGAACGGCGGCCGCATCCGTCTCACCTGCTCGAGGATGGTGCGAAGCTCGGTTTCGAGATCGTTCTGACTGATCATCACGAACCCAGCCGCTCGACGTCGACGAGAGTGAAGACGCCGCCGACGCGGACATACGTTCGAACGAATGTGCCGGTGTATCGCTCGCGCCCGAACGCGTCCCGGATGGTCACGACATCTCGCCGAAACATCACGCCTTCACCGGAAAGATCAGCGGATCCTTGAAGGGTCGAGTCACGACGAATGACGGCTCGGTGATCAGCAGCACATCCTGCGTGCGATCGATCGCCGGATGCAACGGACCGGATTGCGTGAGGCCCGGGTAGGCGTCGCGCTCGACCCGCATGGCGATCCGGCCTTGCCAGCCCTTGGCGATGCGGGCGAGGAATTCTCCTGCCTGGCGATAGACCCATTCCCAGTTCTTGCCGCGCGCCTCGATCGCCGGGCCTTGACCGACCTCGACACCGATGATGCCCGTTGGCATGCCGGCCGATACCGAAAATGCAAGCCGCCCGGGTAACGGCAGAGTGACACGCCAGTCGGGCATCAGATCCGGCGGCGTGCGCTCGGCCTGCCGGCGATCGGTCTTCCGGTTGGTGATGAGTTTGCCATCGCGAAGATGCAGCGAGCGCCCGCTCACGACGCCCTCAGCCGGCGAGCAGCTGCTCCGCGCGCATGTCGATGATGCCCGGAACGAGCGGCGGCGCCATCTCGGGCGCGATCTCGGCGAGCCGCATTCGCAGCCAGGTCGTGCGCCGTTCGGTGTCGTCGTCGAGCCCGGGCGCGCACAGCACCAGGTCGAGCAGCGGCACGATCGCGCGCGCGAGTTCGGCGGGCAGTCCTCTGGGCCTCGTGGTCATGAGGCGGGAGAAGCGTTGAGCGCAGAGGAAAAGTCAAAGCGATCTTCCCCTCTGAGTTAGCAAATTGCGTGGCGTGCGGGCGTGCGCCGTGTCGCGGGCGATGCCCTGGAGGCGCAGCCTGAGGAGCTTGCTGCTGACGGCGGGGTGGCTGCGGGCATGCTTCGCTGCGAACGCCGATACCGCCCCGTATTTGCGCGGGGCGATGGTTGCGAGTTCGGCGATCTCGAGATCGCTCCAAGGCTTGACATCGACCGGGCGCGCCATCGGGTCTGCCCTCGTGATTGACGGTGCGGCCGGGCCCACACGGAACCGGGAAGGCCAGGCGCGCACCAGCCCGTGCAGCGGGCTATGGATTCGAAATGCGCTCTAGAAGTTGCAGATATCTTAACGGGTTACGGCAGGACGCTGGACTCATCTCTGAGGCGTCGGGGCGCTTTCCTTGTTGCCCGGGCCGATGATCTCGGCCTCGCGCCTTCGTCGTCGAAGCGGCGGGTGCGGCGGCGCGGCGCCTTGGGCACCGGTTTTTTCCGCTCGGCCCGCATCGCCGGCAGGATAGTGACCGAAGCAGGCTCGTCGCGCGTCGGGCCTGATCCTCCGACACGGATGCGGCCGCCGTACGGTTCGGCCCAGATGTCGATCACCTGTGCGGGCATCGATCTCAAGCCGGTGCTTGCCGGGCTTCGATCTTGAGGCGCTGGCGACGGCAGCGCGCCAGGGCGCGGGGGCCGTTTAATCCGTTACGAAAATACTGCGCGGCTTTCAGACGCCGCCTCACGTAGGCGCGGTATGTCATCGGTGGGCTCCGGAATGCGAAAGGCCCGGGCGATCGCCCGAGCCTCTCACAGCAAACTTGGATTTTGGCCCGCCTTGAGCGGGTCGGTGTTAGCGCTTCGTCTTCGTCCGCGTCGTGCCGCTGCCGGTCTTCTTGGCGGCACGCGGCTTCGTCTTCGTCGGCGTTGTCCGCTTGCGTGTCGTGGTCGCAGCCATCAGGTCCTCCGTTGCTCGCGCTGCAAATCAGCGCGCACACAGAGAATCACGGCCGAGTCGACGGCGCAACATCGGCGAGCTGCTGGCGGCGTTCGAAGCGATCGCGCGCGGCGATGAGGTTCGCGGCCCAACGGAGAAGATCGGTGTCGCGGCCGAACGGCTTGACGAGGTCGCGGGCCTCTTTAACCGGCGTCGGCATTTTTGAGGGGAAATCGCGACACGGTGTTGAGCAGATCGTATTCACCCCCGCTAACGATGCTCGCCGCGGTGACGTTGTGACCGGCAGCCATCAATCCGTCGACAAACTGCGCGGAATGCTGGTCGATGTCGTAGGACTTTCCATTATGGTGCGCGCCCGTGACGTGAACGGAAACGATGCAGTTGCCCATGACACACTCCAAAAATGCGAAAACCCGCGGCGCTGGGCGCTGCGGGCTCTGGGGGATTTCACCGTCGTGAACACTGTCAAGCGATCGCCCCCTTTTCAAGCGTCCCGGCCAATTATGGTTACCAGACCGTGACGCGGGCGCCGCATCGGCGGCCCGACGCGATCGCGTTGAGGCACGAGCGGCAGCTTCACGCGAGACGGGGCGTCGACCGTGTAGACCGAGCGCGGCTCAAACCGCTCGCACCACGGATATTCCGGCGCGGCCGGCGGCAACGCCTCATGTGCGTCCAGCACCAATGTCTCGGCGAGCGTCGCCAGCCCGCGGTGCCATGCGAGATAATCGGCTCGCGCGGCCGCGATCGTGAGCGGCGACGGAAGCCATTGCAGCGGGCAGTAGGACCCTGTGGTGTAGAGATCTCGCCCCCTGCACTCGCCGACGATTTTTGCCCGGATCGGTCCTCTCTCCGGTTCGATCCAATACGGCCGCGGGGGATCCTCGTGCCAGTCTGGTCGCGTCCCCATACCCGCGTGCATGGTCACGAGCGCCGCTGTTCTCAGCGAGCGCACCATGATGACATCGCGCGGCGGGGCCACAAGCTCGGAACGCCAGCCGAGCTTGTCGCGGTATTTGTCGCGATAGGTGATTTTTGAAGCGCGCTGCTTCGGCCGCGCAGCAGGGGGACGCGTATCTGCGAGGCCAAGCAAGTCGCCCATGATGGCTTCGCTTTCCATCGCCCAATCGATCATGCCGTCGGGAAGCATGCCGACCGCGAGTTCAATTGCTTCGGCGTCGGCATGCGGCAATCCGAAATGCGGATAGCGCTGCGCGGCGCCGTGGCCCGGATCGATCCCGCCGCGCTGGCCCCACTCCTCGATGTGATCCCAAATGCCTTCCGCAGACGACGTCTGTCTTTTCGACAGCTCATCGCGATACGCCCATTGCAACAGGCGTTCGATCTCGATCTGAATCTTCGCCACCGGCGCCTCGATCGGCCGACGGTCCCGCTGCAACGATCGCGCCTATGGCCGCTGCACGGCCGATGGGCGCGCGACGCATTTCATCCCGTCATGACGTGGCCTTCTTGATCACCGTGGCGATCGCTCCCGGCGTCGTGCAGACCTTGTAATGCGGCGTCGTATAGCTGCGCCCGCCGTCGTAGCCTTCGATATCGACGGCGACCACACCGGTATCCTTGGCTGGAAGATCGTGAACGGGCCCTGCTGCGCCCACCACGGTAGCTACGACGAGAACGGTATCGCCTGCGTTAATGAGGGAGCCGTCGGCCGCGACCGCGATGCCGCGCGGCCCGGTCGCCGGTATTTCATGTGAAACGCGATCATCCACGTCCCGGTCCCCACCAAGAGGCAGGCACCATGGCCGATTTACGCGAGCAAATCTATAGTTGCGTCAACGCGATGGAGTGGAACTCTCGCGCGATGCCTGACGCCGTTCCCGCGCCTCGCAACGGTGGCTTACGCGGTAAAGCTCCATCCGCTCGCTGAATTTTTCGCCCACGTACAGCGTGCGCGGTCCGACGCGCCGGCATTCGTCGGCGCCGACCAAGGGCGGCCAGGTCACCCAACATGTGAACAGCCGTCCCCAGGGCGACATGGCGATCGGCGCCGGATGGCATACGACGACCGGCCAGTTGCAGATGAAGGCGTAGAACGCCGCGACGTTCGGATCGTGGATCTGTTCGCGCGCGAGCATGGTGGGGGCTGGCCGAGGCATCAGAACGGCATCGCTGCCGGCACACCCTCGCGCGCTCGCTCGGCCCGAAGGCTTGCGACGATCGCTTCAAACGTCGGGATCTGCGCCCGAGGGACTTTGTTGTTGCGATTTTCTTCCGGCGTCACCCAGCGCAGGTTCGCCCTGCGGTTATCCAGGCTCTGCCCGTTGATGTGGTCGACATGGTGCGTCCACTGGAAGACTTCGGTGCGCGGATCGGCGCGGATCATGATCTCGCGGTGCAGATACACGGTGGAGCGCGCGACGCCGACATTGCGCTTGGCGTAATACTTCCACGGCGTCCGGTTGTGCCAGCCCCAATTCCATGTCGTCGCGCCGATCCAGTAATAGTCGTCGGCGTCGATCAGGCAGGTGATGTTGTGCTTGGTGCTGAGCGTAAGATCGCGCCACGGCTCGGGATCGGGCGCGCCTTGCGCCATCGCCCAGAAGGCGAGCGGAGCGGGTTCGAGCGCGCAGGGTTCGGCGGCGAGCAGCGTCATGGTTTCCCGCCCTTCACCACCATCGGCCCGAAATTGAGCTTCGGTCCCTGGTGCTTTTCGTCAAGGTGACGCGCGACCTGTTCTCCGATGAGCTTGCGGAATGGCTCGCCGGTGACTTCGCGCGCGTGCGTCTCGGCGATGATGCGGGAGAGCGCGGGCACGTCGCCCTCGATGTCGTTCAGCCATTTTCGCGTGAGCCCGTCGGCAACCGCGCCAATCACATCGCACCGCATGGCGACAAGATTGCAGCCGACTTCAAACAACCATCGCTTCTGCGCGTTGGCTGCGAGCTGGCCGTCGAGCCCCGGGACCGGTTCGGAAGGTGCCGCGATTGCGCCTGTCACGCGTGACAGCGAATAACCTTCCCGCTCGCCCTTGGTGCGTGCGCGCTCGGCCCGCTTGCGCAAGGTCGCGGTCGGATCGTTGCTGTCGGGCTGGCGCTCGTACCATGTCCCGATGAAATCCTGCTCGATCCACCCACGCTCTTCCAGGGCACGATAGATGCGGGCGACGTGCTCCGGCTGGACGTCGAGCGCGATGGCGCACTCCTCGACCGAGAATTCCGCAAGCGAGCCGCGCGGCTTCGATTTGTTCGCCTGATTGAACATCGCGGCGACGATCGCATGCACGGCAACCAGCGGGACGCCGCTCATCGCTGCGATGAGCCGCCATTTTTTGTGTCCGGTGAAATCGTTGTAGAGACGGCACCAGCCATAAGTCCGGTCGCGGGACTTGCGCGGGATGATTTCCGGTTGCGAAGGCGGCGGTGGCGGCCGATTCATCGGCGACCTCGTGCACGTGCACGCGCGAGTGCATTTCGCGTGCCAAGAGCGCTCATGTCAGCATCCCGAGCGCCTGCAGGTAGACTTCGAGAATGGCTTCCTGCTCCTTGCGCTCATCGATGTCCTGGGCGCGCAACCGCACCACCTGCTTGAGCGCCCTCACGTCGAAGCCGTTGGCTTTCGCCTCCGCGTAGATGTCGCGCTTGTCGTCGTTGAGCGCCTTGATCTCCTCCTCCATGCGCTCGATGCGCTCGACGAAGGCCTTCAGGTGATCCTTGGCGAAGCGATGCGCGGTTTCTTCCCTGACGGCGGCGGCGGTGCTCATGACGCGTGTTGCGCCCCGAACGAGCGATAGCCCGGCTTGCCGCGAATTGTGATGCGCTCGCCTTCGCCCTTGGCCACCTTCTCGTCAATGATCTCGTCCAGGATGATCATTAGGCCCTCGATGATGAGTTCTTTGGCGGGCTTTGAGAGGACCTTGCCGAGATCGCGGAAAACATTCGCAACAGTCGGGTCGATATTTTTTTCCTCGCAGCGGCGGTGAGCATCTTGCCAATGTGTCTGCGCTCATCGTCGCGGATTTCCTGCTCGCCTTTCCGCTTCGTCATCGCGCTCCCTTTCTTTTCTGGTGGGTGCACTCGGCTGTGCTCATTGTGCGGCACCGCGCAAATCGACCGGCAGCGAGGCGCCGCCGCCGGCCGACTCACGTACCATCGGAGCTGCAAAACAACCGCAACCGATGGAGCTGAAGATGGATGCAGAAGCACTTCTCAAAATGTCACGCGATGCGGACACTCTCACATGGTTTGTGCTGTTCCGCCGCCTCTTTACAGAAATCGGCAGAATGCGAGAGGTGGGATGGATAGCCGAACAAGCCAAGCTCGCCGACCAAGAAGTTCGCGCGCTCAAGCCTGAGGCTTCGGGAATTGCCTTCAATCCCGAAACGATCGACCTGGCGGCCGGCACGATCGCGAAGATGCTTTCCGGGATTACCATTCACGGCGCTCCAGGGAGGCCGCAGTGATGTCCGGCGCGCGGATAGCGAAGCCGGTGACGGATCCGTGACGCATGACTAAAACGTTACTCGCATCCGCGATTGGCCACTCTGTGTGGATGATCGCGCCCGCAACGGGCGCCACTCCGATAAAGGGCAGAATTGTGCGGCGGGTCATTTGCATTGTGCGGCGGGTCATTTGCGATTTCATGCCGGCGGCCCGATGTACCGATAGGCAAGCCCCGCCGAGATCAGTACCGCCAAGGCGACCGACGCGACCGATACCGCGCAGGCGAGGAGGATCGAGCCGAATGTCACCGCGCGGGTGAGCGGCTCGGGCGGATCAGCGTCGTCGATGAAACGGGAGGGTCGCCTGTCGTCCGCCATCCAGACGCCTGCCGATGATGGCTCGGATGCGCTTGCCGAGGTCGTCGATCTGTCTGGCAAGGCTTTCAAGTTCATACCGATCGGCCGCGTCTTTTAGAGCTAGGAAGGCGGGATGGTCGGGATCGGTGATCTCGCCGTAGTAGAGCGACTTGATTTTCCGGAGCGTGAGCGCCGGTGGTCGAGACGCCTTGGCGATCCAGCTTTCCCGCGAATCCCGGTTCTCTCGCGGACCCGCCAATAAGGCGATGTACGCTTGGCACTCTGCACGCAACAAACTTGCGGAAGACTTTTCCGGCGACATTGGAAAACTTTTCCAAGACTCAATGCGACGCGAACGCTCACAGTGAAGAAAGTAGCTTCATCTAGTGCTGAAGCAGAACGCTCCGGACGCCCTACGCTGCCGAAGATGCCCGCACCGGCTCGGGAATTCCCCAAAGCGACGACGGCGCTGCGCACCTCCGCTTCTTCAATTCGTCCTTGAGCACCAAGAAGGTGTCAGGGGGAAAGCGACCAGTGCGGCGGTAGTTGGAAACATGCTGCTTCGTGCGCCGGATGATCGCCGCGGTTGCGACCGTTCCACCGCATTCATCGATGACCGCGCCGGTCGTTCCTAGTTGTCGAATCTTCATGGGCTCAACAGAGTACAATTCCTTTGTACGGTGTCAAGTTGGTGCATCCGGGATCGAATAGTACAACGACTCTTGACACCATCCGGCGCACCATGGCGCCTGATCCTCGTCTCGAAAGCATCGAAGCAATCAGCCACAGGCTGAATCTTATCCGGCGGGCGTATAGCGCGGCGCAGGGTCATTCACATGAAATGAGCCAGGTCGAATTTGCCAACCTCGTTGGTATGTCGAAGCAGGCCTGGAACAATGCCGAAACCGGCGATCATCGGATCGGGCTCGACAACGCGATGTCTATTGTTCGCCGGATTGGCGTGACACTCGATTACATCTACCTCGGCAACCAAGACTTGCTTCCCCACGCGATCGCCGTCGAGATCGAGAAGCTGGACCGCTACAAGGCGACTAAACGGGCTTAGTGGGCGCGATGAAGCGCACTAGCTCGCTCGCATAGGCCAGCACAGCAAGCGCGTCGGCTTCACAATCCGGAAGTTGTACCGCCAGAGCCATCGCCTGTCGGCGCAGCCATTTTTCATCGCGGTGCGGAGTTGGCTTTTTTTCCGCCTTCTGACGAAACGGTTCGACTGTCATGACGCAATTGCTCCCCGGGGACTACCTGGGTTTGCATGCAATGTGACAGTTCAATTGCTACCGAATTCTTGCCCCGATCCCAGAAAGTCCCGCATTTCTCCAAACCAATTCGACCAACCCTATTCACTTTTTTGCCGCGCCTCGCGCAGCACCGAGTTCTAAACGTAGTTATTCTCCTCTCCTCTACTCTGGCGTGACCGTCACGGTGTCACGCGTGACATTGTTTCGGCTCCGAATCCATTCTGTGGACAACCCGACCGCCAGATCACGGCCTTGGGCTGCGTACAAATTTTTTGTACTTCCAATTGACAAGGTACAATATCGTTGTACTCTTACCTCCAGTTGATTGATTCTCTGGAGGCACCCGATGCGTACCCCGACCACCCTCTCCGCCCTGTTCCAGGACCGTTTCGTCCGCGAAGCCTTCGAGCGCGCCGAGCGCGATTGCGGCCCGTTCGTCGTCGAAGCAGCGCCGATCGCGCCCGACCTGCGCGGCGGTGAAGCGGTCGAGCTTGAACTGGTGCCGGCGTGAGCGCGGTCGAGCAGATGCGCGCCGCCCCCGCCATCCGCCGCCTGTTCGCGATGTTCCGGCCCGAGCCGGTAGCCCGGGCGGCTCCGGTCACCCCGGCGCGCCCGATCGCCGAGCGCCACGTTCCCCCGAGCGCCATCGGGCGGGGCTCGCGCTCCTCGCGGCGCCATCGCGCCGGCATCACCCGCATCGTCGTCGCGGTCGAAAACGATCTGTTCGAGCGCATCCGCGCCCGCGCGGTCGGCAAGCGCGTGAGCCTCGCCGCCGAAGTCCGTCACATCCTCGAATGCGGCATTGACGCAGGGAGCAACTGACCATGCCCACCCTCGCACCCGACGACGCACCGATCGGCCTCGTCGCCAAGGCGCTCGATGAATACCGGCGGCAGATGTGGCTGATGCACGATCTCGCCCGCGCGGCGGAACGGATCGAAGGCCTGCCCGATACCTACAAGGCGCTCGCCGCCGCGATCGTGAAGCTTTCCGGACTGCGGCCGCACCGCATCCATGGCGAGGCCGGGCCCGACGATGCGCGGGCGCTCTCGCACGATCTGGAGGCGATCTGCCTTGCGGTCGATCCGCTGGTGGAAGCGTACGGCTTGGAAGCGCGGCTGAATTTCCGCGGCGTCGACGAACGGCTGTTCGACGGCGTGCTCACCGCCGGGCTGGAGGGATTCGCGCTCATCGAACTGGAGTGCGCGGCCGAACGCACGAGCCCCGCCCATGCGTGACGCGCTTACCATCGCGGGACCGCTCGCGCCCGTAATCCTTCCTGCGGATACCACGCCGGACGCGCGCCCGGTCTACGAAAGCATCGAGCGACAGGCGATCGCCTATGGCCTGCGGATCGCCAAGTCGCTTCCCGCCATCGACGTGCTGCGCGAGCGCGCCGCCGATCCGGGCAATTCCCCGTGGCTGCAAGGCTACAACGAACGTCACGCCACCGCATGCGCTCGCGACATCCGTCTTCTCGCGCTCAACCACATCGAGAGCGATTACCGCGCGATGAACCGCGGCGATCTCGTGTGCTTCACGCGCTGGTATCGCCGGATGCTCCTCGAACAGACGGGAGCGGCGGCATGACGCGCGCTCCCCGCTCCTTCCATCCTTTCCCGCGGCCCCGCGCAACGCCGAGCGTCGAACCGCTGGCCATCATCGTGTTGGGCCTGCTCGCGAGCATCGCCATCGTGATCGCCGGCCTCGCCGGTTACGCGGGCGTCGTTGTCATCAGGGGGCTGCTGCCATGATGATCGACATCCCGGTTTTCATCGCGTTCGACTGTTCGGACGGCTACGCCGCGACCGTGCGCCGCAATCATCAGCGCGTCTTCACCATGCGCTTCGACACGGACGATGGCGACAAGCCCGCGCAATTCTGCACGAGCTATCCGCCGACGGCGCGATCGCATTGGTCGACCGACAAGGACGGCGTTCTGTTCGCGATGTTCTCGCGCGAGTGCGATGAGGCGATCAAGAGGCGCGCGGGGGCGGGCTCATGACCGCCCTCACCTTCACCTTTCCCGAGCGCGGCGATTTCGCAGCCTCGCATGCCGCTGAAGCCTTCCTGAAATCGCGCGGCTTCTCCTTCGGTCCGCTGCAGGCCGACGATCCGCGCGGCGTTCTGTTTAACGAACTCGAACGGCCGCGCATCGTCGCGAAATGGCGATGCCTCTCCGAGTATCACCGCTCGCAACTCCACGGTCTCATCACCGGCGACCCGCGCAAGGGGCCGGTGCTCATCAAGATCTTCGCCCACGCGCCCGCTGCTGCGCGTCAGGCCGTGTCTCGCGCAGCGTAACAGGGAGTATCGACCGTGAAGAACAACACGATCCAACGGCGCGCCGACGCCATCGACGCCTTCATCGGCCAGCGTATCCGCGCCGCGCGCATCGCCGCAAAGTTCAGTCAGACCGATCTCGGCGAGCGCATCGGCGTCACGTTCCAGCAGGTGCAGAAATACGAGAAGGGCGTCAACCGCGTCGGCTCGGGACGCATGGTGCGCGTCGCGCAAGTGCTCGGACGCCCGATCGCCTGGTTCTCGGAAGGGACTTCCTCCGACAAGAACGGCAAGGGCGTCGCGCCGAGCGACGATCCGCTGACCAAGCTCGGACAGACGCGCGACGGCATCCGCCTGGCGCAAGCCTTTAACGCGATCGAAAGCCGCGACATGCGTGCCGCGATCGTCGCGCAAGTCGAAGCCGCAAGGCAGATGACGCCCGCGCCACGGCGCGCCGCCGCCTGATCTTCACCCTCAACCTCACCAACGGAGTAAGCGTCATGGCACTACAACGCGCTACCAACACATCGGCCTTCCTCAAGATGGGCATCATGGGGAAAACGAGCGCCGGCAAGACCAAGACCGCCGCCAAGGTCGCGATCGGCCTCATCCAGCATCTGCAAAAGATGGGCATTCCCTACGCCGACAAGCCCGCCGCCTTCTTCGATACCGAAACCGGCTCAGACTACATCCTCCCGGATTTCGAGGAGGCGGGAATCCCGCTCGACGTGGAGAAGAACAAGACGCTCAAGAGCCTTGTCGAGATCATGGACCAGGCCGAGCGCGACCACTCCGTGCTCATCATCGACTCGATCACGCACCCGTACCGCGAACTGATCGCGGCCTATCTCAAGCAGAAGAACCGCACGTTCCTGCAGATCGACGATTGGAACTACATCAAGGGTGACTACGGGTGGGCGCAGTTCACCAAACGCTACATCAACTCCAAGCTCCACATCATCATGTGCGGGCGCGCCGGCGACGATCTGGAGCAGTACACCGACGAGCAGGGCAAGCGGCAGCTCGAGAAGGTCGGCGTGAAGATGAAGACCGAGGCCGAAACCGGCTTCGAGCCTTCGCTCCTCGTGCTGATGGAGCAGATCGAGCGCAATGAGCGCGATCAGGGCAAGCGCGAGCGCATCTTCCTCAACCGCGCAACGGTCGTGAAAGACCGTTGGGACAAGATCAACGGCGACCAGTTCGACAATCCCGGCTTTACAGACTTCCTGCCGCACATCAGCCGCCTCGCGCTCGGCGGCGAGCATGTCGGTGTGCGCGACACCGGCGACAGCCGCTCGATCCTGCTGACCGAGAAACGCGACTGGCATCCCGTGCAGCGCAAGATCGTGCTGGGAGAAATCGAGGACCTGATCGTGCTCCATGTCCCCGGCCAGAAGGCGGAGGAGAAGCAGCGCAAGATTTCGCTCATCAGGAACGCCTTCAACGCCGGGTGGGTCGAGGTCGAAGAAGTGATGCCGCTCGATAATCTTCGGGCCGGCTACGACAAGCTCCACCGCGAGTTGGAAGGCCGGCCGTCCAAATACGGTGCGCCGGAAGCCGAGAAGGTCGATCTCAACGACGGCCTGCCCGAGCATTCGGCCGCGCCCGCGACGGTGCCCGCGGCCGAGGCGGCGAAGCCCGAGAAGTCGATCGAGGATTTGCTGCTCGCTCAGCTGACCGAGCTCAACAGCGTCAACGATTGTCTCCATTGGGGCATGGCGGTCGCCAAGCGGGACGACCTGGACATCGCCGCGCGGCTTCGTCTGAGCAGCGCGATGATTACCCGCCAGGGCGACATCCTGCAGGCCGAGAAGGCGAAGCCGGAAGAAGACGCGGCCGAGCCGGAGAAGCCGCAGGCGGCCAAGAACCGGCGCGCCGCCGCGAAAGCGGCCGCCTCTGAGCCCGATCCGCAAGCCCCGGCCCCGGAGGTGGTCGCCCGCACCAATGGCGGCACCCCGGGCGTCCATCCCGGCGAAGTCTGGCTCGGCTGAGGGGCTCTTAACCATGCCGAAAGGCGAAGCGATGTCTAGATTCCAGGCATGGTGGACTTCTGCATGGTCCGGGACGAGCGCCGTCTTGCGCTCGTTCCGGCAACCGATCTGGACCGGGACCGCCTCGCGCGTCTGCCGAAGCGCTACCCCATGGAAATGCAGACGCGGTTCTCCCGCACCAGCAAGCTCAATCGCTGGTATCGCGGCCTCGTCGGGCACGTCGCCGACGCGATCGGCGCGCATCCCGACGCCTTGCATTGCGATCTCAAGTTCAAGGCCGGCCTGGTCGAGCGCATCCTCGCCGGCACGATGCAGGGCGTCGTCGCCGTGCAGTTGCGCTCGACCGCCTTCCCGATCATGGAAGATCAGGAATTTTCTAACTACTGCGACTTCGCGGTCGAGTGTATGTTCCGGGACTATCTTCCCGACGTTCGCTCTCGCGAGAAGCAGGCGCTCATTTCGGAATGGGCGGGCCGCAGGCCTCGCCTCGAAGCTCCTCCGAAGATCATCGCGGCCTGATCGCATCTGCGGCGGTGCCGCATGAAGGCCGCCGATCGCAAGCTCGCGCTGCGCGCGCATCGCATACACAAAAGGACCGGCGGCGGCGTCGCGGCCGTGGCCAAGCGGCTCAAGGTCGACCAGGGCGCCGCGTCGCATCTTCTGTTCAAGGGCCTGCTGATCGAGCAGAGCGAAGCCTATCGCCTCACCGAACCCGAAATGCAGGCGATGACGGCGCTCGCGCGCGTCGAGGCGCGCCGCGTCGCGCTCGGCGAGAGCGTGCCGAAAGCGAACCAGGTCGACTTCGCAGCCGGCAAGCGCTCCGGCTGGTGCGGCGGGATCATCGCGAAACGCCTGCGCACGCTGCGCGATGGCGATGACAACGCGACCGCTACGAGCCGCCTGAACCTGATCGTCTATCCGCGGGACGCCGGCCACATCTGGCTCACCGCGTCCGGCTGGGCCTTCGTGTGGGCGGCCGGGCTCGTCCTGAAGAACTGGAGGGTGCCGGCATGAGCGGCAGTGAACCGCACTACACGCAAGAGCCATCCTATGGCGTGATGGACGCGCTCCGGCTCGTGCTCCTGTTTTACGACCGCGGACCTTGGACATCGAGCCGTCGCGCCGAGTGGATTCGCATCAGTGGCACGACCGAGGCTACCACCAAAGTCCTGTGCGATCATATTCGGTCGGCGCTCGCGATCGGCGCGCGATGCCCCGAAGGGATGGACGGCGGCGAGCATGTGTGGGGCCTTGGCGTCGGTCACGTCCTGACCGAGCGCGACATCGCCGCGATCCAGCAAGTGCTCGGCGACTACAACGATGAGATCATGGAGGCAACCAATGCTTTCCATCAAGGGCGTCAAGCCGCCCTCATGGAAGTCGGCGGTCAGGAGCTGCTCGATGCCGCGCTCGATGCCGACAAGGCTTTCGTCGACAAGGCGACCGCGAAGGCCCTGCTGACGTTTCGCGAGCGGGCCGCCCAGCATCGCGCGGACACACCGGCGGGCGTGCTGACCGAAGACGGGGATAACTGATGTCCGTCATCCCCTTCCCTAGCGCCTCCGGCGGCTTCGTCTTCACCTGCACCGGGTGCGACTACACGGTGCATACGTCGACCTATGACGGCTTTCCGGTCTGCATGGTGTGCCGCTGGTTCGATGAACGGCCGCAGATCCCGCGCGATCGCATTCGCGCGCTGCTGCAAGGCGAGCCTGTCACGCGTGACAGCACCGGCGAGAACGGGTGCGGCAATGGATGAGCCCATCGATCGCTCTGACCTCCGGCGCATCGCCGATCGAATTGCGGCCCGCCTGCATGCGGAGCTCAAAGCGCACACGCGCGAAAAGATCGACATCGACACGATCCGCGTCGCGTGCCTCGCCGAAGAAGTCCCGAACAAGCTTTTCCCGGAGCTGGTCAATCTGACGGTGCGCCGCGTGGTGGAGAGGGCGGGCTGATGGTCGCCTATTCATTCCGCCCCCGCTTCGTCGCTCCGATCCTGGCCGGGACCAAGAGCGGCACGATCCGCGCGAACGGGCTTCGACGTCACGCGATGGCCGGCGAGCAGCTCCAGCTCTACACCGGCATGCGTACGAAACACTGTGCGCTGATCATTCGCATTCCGTGCATCGCGGCGCCGACGATCAAACTCGTCTTCAAAGGCCGGACGCGTGTCGAGACATCGGGCGTGACCCTGCGCAAACCGAAGGCGCTCGACAGCTTCGCGTTTGCCGACGGCTTTAACGACTTCGCCGAAATGCGTGAGTTCTGGCGCGAGGAGCATGACGCCGTGGAGTTCACGGGTACATGGCCGCGCTGGATGGCCTCGCCGGCATGGCCTCACAAGATGGGCGCTACCGTCGCGGAGTCTACCTTCAAAAGCTGGAAGGTGCCCGGCAATGACGCCGAAGGCGTTGCGACCCCAACCCAAAACCCAATCCCCGCCGGCGGGCAGCCGGCAATCCATGGAGCATGAAGCCATGAATAAGCCCATCAGCGTACAGAGTGCGGCGTCACCTGTCCTGATCAAGACTGACCCGAGCTCTCCGGCGCTGCTGGTGACGGGCTCGAGCTCGATCGCGATCAAGGCTGGAACGACGTTCGCCGGTATATTCTTCAGCGGCGACACGCCGGTGCCCGGCATCGACCTCATCCCCGGCGCCGACTATGTCGTCACCGCCGCGGACGGAAGCTTCGCCTTGAACCGCACGAGAGGCATGCCACAGGGCGACGACATCCTCGGTGGCTTCCACTTCGCGCCTGGTGGAAACGCGGTCGCCCGCGCCGGTGGCGACGACGTACCGGCAATCAATCCGTGCTCGGTATGGGACCGCAACTTCCGCCCCGCCTGCCCGGACCCGCGCGGCATGACGCTGATCGACGCGCCATCCGGCAAATTCTGGTGCGACATCTACCTCACCGGCGCCGATCACCTGGATTGCACCAGCCTCTTCGGCGTCACGATCGCGGATGGCGACTCGCCGCCACAGAAACCGGATGGCGGCCGTTACGGTCGCTTCAACTATGAGACCGCCGTCGCGGTGATGAAGCACCATGGCAAGGGCCTGCTCGGCGTGGAGGAGTTTTTCGCCGCGGCCTTCGGTGTCACCGAGAAGACCGCCAGCCGCAAGGACCCGCGCATCACCGGGCTTGATGTCGCGCGCACCAGCCGGTTCGGGCTGATGCAGGCGACCGGGAACCTGTGGGCATGGGGTCACGACGGCGACCCGGACGAACCGCGCGCCTCCGTCTTCGGCGGGTCCTGGGTGAGCGACGGCCGCGCCGGCTCGCGCTACGCGAACGTCGCGT